GAAGTGCAAAAGGAAGAATATAATATCACATCCTGGTTTGTAAGTAGATGTATCAAAAGGTTTAGGAAAGATGCCACAGTTCGTGCTGTTCTTAGTTACGCTGACTCTAATCACCACTCTGGAACTATATACAGAGCTTGTAATTTTCAGTACTACGGTTTAACAGACGCCAAAAAAGATTTTTACTATGCTGATGGAACCAAACATTCACGAGGTAGTATCAGAGGTGCTGATGGTGAGTGGCGTAATAGGAGTCGTAAACATCGGTATCTTATGGTTTTCGACAAGAAACTCAAAGAACAGTTGACTTGGCAAGAACAAGAGTGGTATAATATTAAAGGCGATACTTAACCAAATCCCTTCCGTGTGCTTCAGAACCTCCCTTGTGGAGGTTTTGTTGTATGATAAATAATCCATAACGGAACTTATAATAAAATAAGATGGGTCTCTCTCGTTTAGATAATTTTCTAAAGTCTGTTCGTGGTACAATCATATATGTTGATCCAAACAGTCTTGATTCTACGGATAGTATTGAGAATCAAGGAAACTCACTGACTCGTCCATTTAAAACGATTCAAAGAGCACTAATTGAGGCATCAAGATTCTCTTACCAAAGAGGACTGAATAATGATAGATTTGGCAAAACAACAATTCTTCTATACCCAGGCGATCACCTTGTAGATAATCGTCCAGGATGGATTCCTGATGGTTCTAATAATTTTAGACTTAGAAATGGGTCTACAAGTAATAATTTTCCTGCTTGGGATTTAACATCAAACTTTGATCTCACTACCGCAGATAATGTACTTTATAAAATGAATAGTATTCACGGTGGAGTTATTATTCCTCGTGGTACTTCAATTGTTGGACTCGATTTAAGAAAGACTAAAATTCGCCCAAAGTATGTTCCCAATCCAACTAACGATAATATTGAAAGATCGTCTATTTTCCGCGTAACTGGCGGATGTTATATATGGCAGTTTTCTTTATTTGATGCTGATCCAAATGGACAGTGTTATCTTGATTACACTGAAAATCTTTTTGTACCTAACTTCTCCCATCACAAATTATCTTGCTTTGAATATGCTGATGGAGTAAATGATGTAAATATTAATGATGTTTTTCAAACATATTCAACAGATCGTACTGACCTGGATATGTATTATGAGAAAGTTGGACTTGCGTATGGACAATCATCTGGTCGTGCAATTGAACCAGATTATCCTTCATCTAGTATCGATATTCAACCCAAGATTGATGAATATCGTATTGTAGGTTCTACTGGAGCATCTGTTGGTATTTCGAGTATTATTTCTGGCGATGGAATTACTCCATCAAAAATAATTACAGTTACTACTGAATCTAGCGTATCTGGCCTTGATGTAGATACTCCATTCAGAATTTCTGGTATTATTGCAGAAGGTTATAATGGACAATTTGTTGTAACAGAAAAATTAAGTGACACTGTAATTAAATATCAAGTTCAAAATGCCCCAGCAGTTGCTTTTCCATCAACGACGGGATCAACTTTATCACTCACTTCCGATACTGTAACTTCAGCATCTCCATACATCTTTAACATCTCTTTACGTTCTGTTTATGGAATGTGTGGAGTTCTTGCTGATGGTGACAAGGCATCAGGATTTAAATCAATGGTTATTGCCCAATTCACGGGCATTGGATTGCAGAAAGATGATAATGCGTTTGTATTGTATAATTCATCTACAGGAACTTATGATGATAATACAGTTCCTGGAAATGAGACAATTAGTACAAATTCACGAGCAATCTTTAAACCTGCATATAGGAATTTTCATATTAAGGCAATTAATGATGCATTTGTTCAGAATGTTTCAATCTTTGCGATTGGTTATGCTGAACATTTTGTGGTAGAAAGTGGTGGTGACTTTTCCGTTACCAACTCAAACTCTAACTTTGGAGCAAAGGCACTTGTTGCTTCAGGTTTTAGAAGAAATGCATTTCCTCAAGATGATCTTGGTTATATCACTCATATTATTCCACCAAAAGAAATTTCAAAAGTTGAAACTGCAATTGAATTTAATTCAATTGACGTAAGTAAGACCGTTGGTGTTGCATCAACAGGATATCTGTATCTGTATAACCAAACAAACTCTGATGTTGCACCAGAAAATGTTCTAGAAGGATATCGTATTGGTGCTAGAGAAAATGATACTCTAAAAGTTATAATTTCAGCAGGAAGCACTGCATCCGAATATAGTGCTCGTATTGTAATGCCTGGATCTCAGACAACTTCTGAGAAGAAATTCTATGTAAGTCGTAGTATTTCTGGTATTAATAATATTTCCAGCAATACACTTTCATTAACACAAAATCATACCTTTATAAATGGAGAATCGGTTCGCATATTGAGTGATAATGGACAACTTCCTGATGGTTTGTTGCCAAATACAGTTTATTATGCAATTACAAGTAGTAATGCAAGTAGTGGACTTACAACAACCACAGAACTGAAACTTGCAAAAACTCAAAACGATGCCATCAGTGCAAGTGAAATTTTAATTAACAACAAAGGAGGTATTCTAAGTGTTGTAAGTAGAGTATCTGATAAGAATTCTGGGGACATTGGACACCCAGTTCAGTTTGATTACAGTAATTCGCAATGGTATATTCAAGTATCAAACAGTGAAACCGATAATAAGATTTATCCAGCAATCGTAAGTTTTGGTTCAACTATTCTTGGTGCAGCAACTCCTAGAACATATATCAATCGTAAGCAAGATTCAAGAAGTGCAAATGATATAATTTATCGTCTAAGATATGTAATTCCAGCATCTTCTGGAGTGTATGCAAGACCTCCAAGTGATGGATTTGTTATCCAAGAATCTAATACCACTATTGGAGCAACTAGCGGAGAGATTCAAACTTATTTTGGTACTGGTTCGATTTCAAATGTAAATCAGCAAAGAAACTTTAGATTCGTTGCTGATGCTCAGTGGCAAGCAGGTGTTGCATATATCACTACAGAACTTCCTCATAATTTATCAGTAGGATCTGAAGTTAGATTTTTTAATATTAAGAGTTCGAATAATGTAACTGGTGCAAGTGATTCCGGATATAATGGAACTTATGTGGTAAGTACAATTACAAATGCTAAAGTATTTACATTTGCTTTAGATACTGATCCAGGTGCATTTACAAGTGATATTTCAGCAAGAGATTCTTCTCTCCCATATTTTAAAAGAAGTAAGTATAAGAATACCTATTATAATCTCAAAACTCAAGAAGCACAAAAATATATTGCAGGACAACAAGATGGAGTCTATTACTTAACTTTACTAAATTCATCAAATTCTCCAAGTGTTGATCCTTTTGCTGATGAAAAATATTCTCAACCAGTAAAAGAACTTTATCCACAAACAAATCGTGATAATCCGGAATCAGATCCGGATGAGACTCAATCGTTTGCATCTTCCTCAGTAATTGGTGAAGTTGTAGTTAATGATGTCCGTAAGAGTATTACAAAAGAAACAATCTCCAAAGTTTTATCTGATAGTAATGTAGGTATTGCTATTACTGATATTTCTTCAGCAGATGCATCTACACATACTGTACATACTGCTATTGATCATGGATTAAATCGTATCACGCGAGTTAGTATTACTAATCCTGGATCTGGATATGGATACGGAAGTGCTACAAGTTTATATAATGCAAGTCTTGTGGGATTTGCTGGATCCACTACTGGAATCTTTGCTACTGCCAAAATAACAGTAGATGGATCAGGATCTATTTCTGACATTGCAATTATGGATGGTGGGTCTTCTTATGGAATTGGAAATACTCTTTCTGTTGTAGGTGTTGCAACAACCACAGGTTATTCTCCAGCGGTAGTGACAGTTACTCAAATCTATAATAATGTTGGAGATACAATCAGAATTTCTGGAGTATCGTCGGAAGGTTATTCTGCATTTAATGATCTTTATAGAATTACAAATGTTACTGTTGGAGCTGGGTATAGATTTGCAGTTTCTTCCGCATCTTCAATCTCAGTTGGTTCAACAACTGGTATCGGAACGCAATTTACATCAAATGCATTTGCTAACTTAACTGGCGAATCAATTAGAGTTGGTTCATTGGCATATGATAATAATTCAGGAATTGCAACCATTACAACTTCTAACCGTCATGGATTAAAGGTTGATAATAAGATTCGTTTAATCGGATCTACTGAAGAAATATACAACGGAGATTTTGTTGTTAAAGAAAATCTCAGTTTAAATTCATTCTCTGTTACGATTGGTGTTGGAACATTTTCTCCGTCAGCCGCAGGAACTCTTTATGCATATCGTGAAGGTGTAACATCAAATGGTGGTACAATTACAGTCGATAATGAAAATTTAAATGGTAGAATGATTCCAACTTATGCTGGAATCACAACTACTTTATCAGCACTTATTCCAGATGCACTTACGGACCAGATTAACATTCAAAACATTGAAAATCTTGATATTAAAATCGGTGATTATTTGACAATTGACGAAGAAATTGTGAGAGTAAAAACAACCATTCCAAGCACTCCAACAAATCCAATTTATGTTTTCCGTGGAGTTCTTGGAACAAAGGCAGTTAGTCATGCAGTAAACTCTGTTGTAAGAAGAATTTATGCCAGTCCAATTGAGTTTCGTAGGCATTCAATTATTCGTGCATCTGGTCATACATTTGAATATGTTGGATTTGGTCCTGGCAACTATTCAACTGCATTCCCCGATAAACAAGATCGTCAGATTTCTTCAATAGAGGAACTCCTTGCACAATCAACCAGAAAGGATGGTGGTATTAACTTCTATACTGGTATGAATGATAAAGGCATTTCATATTCAGGAAATAAGAAATTAAGTTCAGTTACCGGTCAAGAAGAAATCTTTGATACTCCTGTCCAAACTGTAACTGGTGAAGATATTGGAGGACTTCCTGGATTAAATGTTATTACTCCAGTTCAAGGAACATTTAGTCGTTCAATCCGTGTTGATGGTGGTAGTGATGGCAAATCAATTTCTGAGTTTAATGGACCTGTTGTATTTGGAAATAAGATAACATCAACTTCCAATAAAGGTATTGAAGCATTTTCACTGTTCTTACAGGGTGATGCTACAGTTTCTAGAAAATATACTGTTGGAGTTACTACACCAACACTTTCAGGTAACCCAGGTGATGTAATTTACTATCAAAATCCAACGAAGGGTGGATATCTTGGATGGGTTTATACTACTGATAATGAATGGTATCGTTTTGGTGCTGTCAGCCTTTCCAAAGATTTAAATATTGCTCTCTTTGATCAGGTTGGTATTGCAACTATAAGTCCCGGATCTAATCTTCTCCAGATTGGTGCAGGTTCTTCACTTGTTTCTATTAATTCAAATGGTGGTGTTGGTATTGGAACCAGTGCAAATCAATTCAAACTTCAGGTAAATGGTAGTGCAAATTTTATCGGCACTTGCTACGGTTCTTACTTCTCTGGCGATGGAAGTGCATTAACAAATATAAATGTAAGTGCTGCTGGGTGGTCACAAATTAGTGGTGGAATTTATAATACCTTATTGAGTACTGTTGGTATTGGTACATCAGTTCCTAGATTTAATCTTGAAGTTGGTCCTGTTGGAACATCTGCAACGACACTTTATGTTAATGGGCAGGCAGTATTTGCTGGAATTATCACGGCAAATAATGCATTTGTAAGTGGAATGTTAACTGCAACAGCATTTGATCTAAAGTCAACATCAGGTCAAATCAGAGCAGGTATTGTTACTACAACAAATCTTGTAGTTGGTAGTGCTGGAACTACACTCACAACTAATGGTCCATTAATTGGTATTGGAACAGCAGTACCAAGAGCAAAACTTGATATTGAAGGGCATACAAGATTTAAGACATATTCTGAAGTTGTTCAAACAATATCAAGTTCGTCTAATATTCTCACAATTGATCTGTCTCAGGCACAGTCATTTGATTTTACATTATCGGAAACAGTCAATCAATTTACGATTATTAATGCACCATCTGGAGCAAGTTCATTTGTTATTAAAATTGCACAAAATGCAACTGGTGGATATCTAGTTGATATTGATGACTTTAGAAATTCTAGTGGAGGAATTTTACCGGTTTATTGGCCAGGTGGTGGTGTTCTACCAACCGTAACACCAACTGCAAATAGAGCGGATATATATTCATTCAAGACTTTTGATGGTGGGTCATCTTGGTACGGTTTCGTTGACGGACAAAACTTTGTTAACTAAAGGAGATTGATATGTTAAACAAACAGACAACTTTAGATCTAAACGGTCCAATTCTATCATTTACTACAAATCCTGTTGGAGCAGCAACTACTAATGGTGGGTCTGCAACTTTTATAGGTATTGCAACCGCAACATTTCCCATACAAACCCCACCAAATCCTGCAATACCTACTGGATATATTTCTTACCGATGGTATGATCAAAATGGACCATTAACTGATGGTGCAAATGTAACTGGATCTGCAACTACAACATTAACTATTTCTAATGCAGTTAGTCCAACTGATCATAATAGACAATTTTATTTAAATGCGGATTATATACCATCTGCATATGGAGAAAATCCAATTACAGTTGGTACTGCAAGATCAACTGGAAATGCAATAAATGACCCAATTGTATCTAGTAGTGCGGTTTTAACGGTCTATCCAATACTATCAGTAACAAGACAACCTGTTAGTAGTACTATTGGACAAAACTCATATACGAGATTTGTTACTGATGCATCAATTACAGATACTAGTCAAGGAAATATTTCTTATCAATGGCAATTAAATGGTTCTGATCTTTCAGACACTCTAACTATACAAGGTTCTAAAACAAAAGAACTTTTAATTTCTTTACCAAATATTGGGATTAATACTGTTAGAGCAAAAATTACTCATCCCACTGCTTCAAACTCTCCATTATATACAAATAATGCCAATCTTGATGTAGTTGCTCCTAGAAAAATTCTTAATGTCGAAGTAATTCGGGATGATAACAGTGCTGAGGCACTATTATATTCTTGGAATATTGTTACTCAAGGTCCATATACAATAAATCCAGACCAAGTACCGCCAGGAAGTATTCTTACATTTTATGCACCAGAACTAAGTATTGATGCATATATCGATATGTACGGAACTGCTGGTGCAAATTATGGAACTTTTGTTGGAGGAAGAGGTGGAGTATCTACAATCAGATTAACATTAAATAAAAATCAAGAATATGCTGTCACACCTCTTTCTCCAATTAAAAATGGTGGAGGTGTTTTTCTATATAAAAAAGCAAAATTAATTGCTGTTGTTGGTGGGGGAGGAAATGCGGGAAAAAATGGTAGTGGTGGTGATGGTGGTGGTGTTAACGTAGCAGGTCAAGATGGTAGTGGTGGTAGTAAAGGTGGAAGTCTAGGAACATTATCTCCAAATGGTATATTTGGTTCTACTGTTCAATTCGTAACACTTAAATCTGGAGATACTTTAGCAATTGCTCCCAACGGAGGTAGAGTACTGCCCTGCACTAAAGGAGAATATTGGGCCGCCCAAGGATTTTCTGCTTGTACTGATGTTGGAAATACAAAATATTATACACCTACTGCAGGAGTAAGTACAAATACAGCAACAATTACAAGAGGATATAAGCCAGGATATGGAATTACTGGCACTGCAGGACTAGGAATAAATTTTGGAGGCAATGGTGGCAGTGGTGCAACTGGAGGCAATGGTGGTAACGGTGGTGGTGGAGGAGGTGGAAGTGGATATAGTGATGGGTCTGTAATAATTACTTCTACGCAACAAGGTGGTAATGCTGGTCTTGGAAAAGTTGTAATTCGCGAATATGTACCACCGCCACCACCACCACCGCCTCCACCACCACCGCCATCTTGTCCTGCTCCATGGACAAAGATCTTAATGTCTGATGGAACTCTTAAGAATGCTGGTGATTTAGTGGTTGGAGATATTCTCAAAACACAGCATAAAGATACCTTAGAATGGGGAGAGTATCCAATTACATATAAAAAAGTAAGTCCTTCAGAAAGATTAAAACTCACTTTTGAAGAGTCTAACTTTACTTGCTCTCCAACTCATAAAATGTATGTTGAGGGTAAAGGTTGGATATTAGTTACTGATATGGTAATTGGTGATGTTGTAAGTAACCAAAAATTATTGTCGGTAGAACCTGATGAAAGTGGTGATGTTATTGTTATTGAAGTTGATGAGGCATATACTTTTATTGGTGAAGGATTGTTATCTCGTACAGTGAAGATAGAATTAACAGAATCTCCACTGCCAATTTTTAATCAATTTCCAAAGATTTTGATGTCAGATGAGACTCAAAAAAATGCTAGAGATTTGAAAGTTGGTGATTTAATTAAAACTCAACATGAACATACTTTAGAATGGGGAGAGTATCCAATTACACATAATTCAACATTACAGTCGGAAAGATTAAAACTTACTTTTGATAATGCTAAGGTTATTTTTTCTCCAACTCATAAAATGTATGTTGAAAATAAAGGTTGGATTAGAGTTTGTGATATGGTAATTGGTGATATTGTAAGTAATCAAAAATTAATAAGTGTGGAGAATGTTGAATATGGTGATGTTGTTTCAATTGAAGTTGATGACGCACATACTTTTATTAGTGATGGATTATTATCGCACAATAGAAGAAATTCACCTCCACCACCGCCACCACCATTTACATTACCACGAACGCAGCAAGACCCCTTGTTAGCATTTGTGTCACCACCACCTCCTCCACCGCCACCAAAAGCACCGCCACCACCTCCTCCACCGCCACCAAAGCCACCCCCACCACCGCCGCCACCGCCGCCACCACCTCAGCTGGCACCATCTTGTCCTGCACCCTGGGCAAAGATATTAATGACTGACGGGACCCTTAAGAATGCAGGTGATCTAAAAGTTGGTGATTTAATAAAAACTCAAGATGAACACACTTTAGAATGGGGTGAATACTCTGTATTAAAAGTTTCTATCGTTCAAGAAGATAGATTTAAAATGAAATTTGACCACAAAGATTTGGTCTGCTCAACATCTCATAAAATGTATGTTGAAAATAAAGGTTGGACTAGAGTTTGTGATATGGTAATTGGGGATATTATAAGTGGACATACCTTACTTGAAATTGATGATTATGAATATGGAGATGTCGTTGCAATTCAAATTAAGGGTGCTCATACTTATATCTGTGAAGGATTATTATCTCACAATTTAAAGATAGTTACTCCACCACCTCCTCCACCAGCACAACCTCCTCCACCACCACCATTTACATCCTGTCCTGCTCCATGGACAAAGATATTAATGGCAGATGGAACTCAAAAGAATGCTGGAGACCTAAAAGTTGGTGATTTAATCAGAACTCGACATGAGCATACTTTAGAATGGGGTGAATACTTAATTGATTATGTTAAGCAAGTTGATTCTGAAAGATTGAAAATTATCTTTGATCATGTTGAATTTACTTGCTCACCTACTCACACATTTTATAGTGAAGAAAATGGTTGGATTTTAGCTTGTAGTTTAAAAATAGGTGATATTATTTCTGGACATACGATTATAAAAATTGAAAGTGCAGAACCTGGAAAGGTTGTTGCAATTCAAGTTGATGGTGGTCACACCTATATCTCAGAAAACTTATTATCTCACAATAAACTAGTTGCACCCCCACCAACAGTCAAATAAAAATTCAATCGTTATAAACGGGAGCGGCATGTGGATCATAAGTCAAAAAAACGCTTAATGTCTGCCTAACGCCGCTCTCAACTTTTTTAACTCCATGTGTAAATTTTAAATCTGCTGGATGAACAACTAGCATTCTTGGTTCTGGTTTAACTTCTATATTCAAATTTGGATAATATAGTTCTCCTCCAACAAAAGAACTATTAAAATAAAGAACACTTCCGTGCGATCTCCAAGGAGATGCATTTGGAGTAACTCCATCTTGCTCAATATTATCTGCATGTGGAGTAAGTTCTACTTTATTTTCCCACCTAACAAATTGTGGATATTCTATAAAAAGTTTTTGGTCAGATATAGAAGTTTTCTCTACAACACTTCTAATTGATACAATTAACTTAATTAATTTTTCTCTAACTTCTTCTTCCTTAATTGAAGAATAATATATGCATCTTTTGGACCAGTAATCTTCTGAACTTATATGTTGATCATATGAAGATTTATTTTCTTCTACCCAGTTTAAAAAATAATCATTTTCTTCTTCTGTAATAAAATTTCTAATTACCAATGGATAAGACATAAATGTGAATTTTAAAATTGTTCATATTCGTATTTATTTCTTTATTATAAATACTTAAAATAAGGTTGGCGTTCTCCACCTATGGCAATTAAAAAAGCGTTTGTTATAAAAGACGGATTAGAAGTTAATTCCGACGTTCTTATTGTAAGCAGTCAAACTAAAAATGTTGGCATAGGTTCTACTATTCCGAGAGTAGAATTAGATCTACGTGGTAGGTTTATTGCAACAGATTCTTATCTAACAGGAATCTCAACTGTTATAAACGAATTAAACGTAGGATCAAATGGAACGGTTCTTACAGCATTAGGTAGTGGTTCTGTTGGTGTAGGAACAGCACTGCCAAACTACTTATTAGATGTTCGTTCTTCAGTCTCTACAGGACAAACAGCACTCTATGTTCAAGGTGATTCAAATATTACTGGAAAGTTGGATATTGGGGGTAGTATATCCTTTAGTGGGTTTACTGCACTTAATGCCAATATCACTGGTATTGCAACAATTGGAACAGTACAAATATCTTCAGGTATTGTAACTGCTACAAGTACAAGTGGTGTTGTAACTTATTATGGTGATGGTTCTAAACTTACTAATGTTGCTGCTTCTTCTGCTGTCTATGCTATAAATTCTGGTATAGCAACTTATGCTACCTCTAGTGGTATTTCTAGTACTGCTACTTATGCTACTTCTAGTGGTATTGCTACTTATGCTACCAGAGCAGGAATATCAACTTATGCTACTAATGCTGGAGTAAGTACCTATGCTACCTCTAGTGGTATAGCAACTTATGCTACTTCTAGTGGTATTTCTACTACTGCAACTTATGCTACCTCTAGTGGTATAGCAACTTATGCTACTTCTAGTGGTATTGCTACTTATGCTACCAGAGCAGGAGTAAGTACCTATGCAACCTCTAGTGGTATTGCTACTTATGCTACCTCTAGTGGTATTTCTTCCACACTTACTGCAACCGCATCAGTTAATACTACTGGCATCATAACAGCATCATCATTCGTTGGAAATGGTTCTGGATTAACAAATTTACCAACAGTTTTTAGTGGTATTGCTACATCAGTTATAGGTGGTATTGCATCTGTTACACAATTAAATGTTTCTGGTGTTTCTACATTTACAAATGGACCTGTATTAGTCGGAGTAGCAACAGCAACAGGAACTGCATCACAACCACTTCAAGTAACTGGTGGTGCTTATGTAAGTGGTAATCTTGGAGTTGGCGTCACAAATCCACAAGAAAAACTTCACATTTATGGAGGAAACGTTACTAGTCTTGAGATAACGGCAGATTCTGAACCAAACATTAATTTTAATACCACTGATGGTTTAAGAAACGCTACTTTATTCAATTCTTATGGTAGTGTAGGACTTGTTGGATATGGTCCATCATCCAATTATATTTTATATCATAATAATAGCAGTGGAGTTCTTAACAATCAATACACTTATTTCCAAGTAGCTGGACAGGAGGTATTAAGACTTGTACCCGGTACAGCACTTATTGGTTCTGGAACTTCAACAGGAACTGCATCACAAAAACTTCAAGTAACTGGTGGCGCTTATGTTTCCGGTAATTTTGGAATTGGGTCCACAAATCCATCTCAACCTCTACACGTTCAAGGTAATGCAAGAGTTACTGGAGGAATTTATGATTCCAATAATCAAATAGGTACTTCAGGACAAGTTTTACAATCTATTGGAACTGGTATAAGTTGGACAACATTTTCTGGTGGTGCTACATTATCAAATGATACAACTACTAATGCATCATATTATCCAACATTCAGTTCTGCTACTTCTGGTACATATACTACAGCATATGTTTCTGATACTAAATGTACATTTAACCCATCAACGGGTACATTATCAGCAACTCAATTTACATCACTATCAGACGCAACTCAAAAAACTAACGTAAGACCTATAGAAAATCCAATTGAAATTACAAAACAACTTGATGGAGTTAGGTTTGATTGGATAAATACCAATAAACCTTCACTTGGTCTGATTGCTCAAGAAGTTGAAAAAGTACTTCCAGAACTCGTTGAAACTAATAGTGATGGTATTAAGTCAGTAAGTTATTCTAATATGGTTGGACTTTTAATTGAAGCAATCAAAGAACAACAAATTCGTATTGAAGAACTGGAGAGAAAGTTAAATGTCTAGACCCAATCAGTTTTTATCTCCGGAAGGTGATTTGGAAGATTATTTTGTAGATGAATATTGGTTAATTGACCAGTATGTTGGTGATACTTTATGGGTTTGGGGTGGAAATAATTCAAATCAATCGGGATCATTGGGAGACAATACATCAGTCTCTAGATCTACTCCAGTTACTACAATTGCGGGAGGAGCAAACTGGAAATCTGTTGCTGTTGGATATGGACATAAGTTTGGAATTAAAACTGATGGAACTTTGTGGGGTTGGGGGGCAGATTATGATGCTATGTTGGGGACCAATGCCAGTAATTTGCTTGCAAGATCTACTCCAGTCACCACATTTGCAGGAGGAACCGACTGGAAACAAGTTTCTTGTGGTTATTATTTTTCTGCAGCGATTAAAACTGATGGAACTCTATGGACTTGGGGAGCTAATACCGCTGGACAACTTGGAATTAATAGTACAATTAAGAAATGTACTCCAGTCACCACATTCGCAGGAGGAAACAACTGGAAACAACTTTCTTGTGGATATGCAAGAATAGCAGCAATCAAGACTGATGGAACTTTGTGGACTTGGGGAGTTGGTAATAGTGGAGAGATGGGAAGTAATACTGCAATAGATAGATCCACTCCAGTTACTACATTCGCGGGAGGAACCAACTGGAAACAAGTTGCTTGTGGAACTTATCATACTGCAGCAATCAAGACTGATGGAACTCTATGGACTTGGGGAAGTAATTTTGCATCACTAGGAGACAATACGGTAATCAATAGATCCACTCCAGTCACTACATTCGCAGGAGGAACCAACTGGAAACAAGTTGCTTGTGGGTTTAGTTATACTGCAGCAATAAAAACTGATGGAACTCTATGGGGTTGGGGAAATAATAGTAATGGTCAACTAGGAGACAATACTTCAACCAGTAGATCCACTCCTGTCACCACATTTGTAGGAGGGACCAACTGGAAACAAGTTGCTGCTTCCAATAGCAGTTATCATACGGCAGCAATAAAAACTGATGGAACTCTATGGGCTTGGGGTGATAATGGATTTAGTGGTTCTGGTGGGATGATAGGAGACAACACAATATCCTCTAGACTCACTCCAGTTACAACATTTGCAGGAGGATCAAACTGGAAACAAGTTTTTGTGGGAAGGTCTCAAACTGCAGCAGTCACATCAGGTACTGATCCCACCTACTTCATCTCATAAATAATTAAAAAAGTCATATGTACGCACTAGTTAATGGTCAAGAATTACTTTTAGGACCAATCACATTCAACTACAGAATGATTAATTCAGTTCTTGAAGATGAACTTGAAGTAGATTATAGGGTGACTTCACAAGACTATCAATCAGTTCCTATTATTTTTAATGAAGAGATTAAAATTCTTCCAGCAAGAAATGAGATTCCAGAGTTTGATCCAAGATTTCAAACAGTATCCCAAACAAGTCATACAATTGCAGATGATGAAGTAGTCTTTGTTTATACTGTTTCCGATAAACCACTTGAGCAAATTAAAGACGAATACAAAGCAGGTGTAAAACCAGAAAGACAAAGAAGAGAAAGTACTAGGGTTGAAGTTACTATTAATAATTCTACAATTACAGTAGCAACAGACAGAGAAAATCGTTTAGCACTTACTTCAAAGTACATTGCAGGACCTGGACCTCATAACTTTAAGTTTGATAATGGAACTTGGTTAGAAATCACCACAGAAGATTTGCAAACCATTATTCAAGCAGTGGATTCAAAAGTTCAAGAAGCATATGATTGGGAACTTGCAAAACTTCAAGAGATTGATGCTTGTGAGACTAAAGAATCTGTTTATGAAGTAGAGATTGTTCCACCTGTAGAAATGCCTGGAGTAGTTCAAAATGCCCAATCCTAATACCAACTTTAAAGATTCTTTTGGTACTGATTTAGGCAATAAACTCATTACCAAAGAATACTTAATGACTGTGTATCCACAGATTGCAAATCAGTTGATTACTCCAGAACTTTGGGTTTGGGGATATAGTGGTTTTGGACAATTAGGAAACAATAATTCATTAGTAAATATATCTACACCAATCACAACAATAGCAGGAGGAGCAAACTGGAAACAAGTTTCTTGTGGATATCGGCATACGGCAGCAATCAAAACTGATGGAACTTTGTGGACTTGGGGATTTTCCAATAGTAATAATAAAGGTTCTGTAGTTGTTGTAGGAACACTTGGTATAAATGACACAACTACATTTATTAGATCCACTCCAGTTACTACATTTGCAGGAGGAACCAACTGGAAACAAGTTTCTTGTGGAGGTAATTTTACAGCAGCAATCAAAACTGATGGAACCTTATGGACTTGGGGAAATAATAGTAATGGACAACTAGGAGACAATACAGGAACCAATAGACTTACTCCAGTCACAACATTTGCAGGTGGAACCAACTGGAAACAAGTTGCTGGGGGGGGATACAGTACAGCAGCAATCAAGACTGATGGAACACTATGGACTTGGGGATATGGTGCATTTGGGCAACTAGGAGACAATACAACTACATTTATTAAATCCACTCCAGTCACAACATTCGCAGGAGGAACCAACTGGAAACAAGTTTCTTGTGGACAATATCATACAGCAGCAATCAAAACTGATGGAACTTTGTGGGGTTGGGGTGAGCCTGGTGGAGGGAGACTTGGAGATAATACAAATCTAACAAGTAAACTTACTCCAGTCACAACATTTGCAGGAGGAACTAACTGGAAACAAGTTTCTGGTGGAAATAATCATACCGCAGCAATCAAGACTGATGGAACCTTATGGACTTGGGGTAGTAATACTTCAGCAGGAGTACTTGGGATTAATAGTTCAAATGCCGCTCTTAATATATCTACTCCTGTTACTACATTCGCAGGAGGAACCAACTGGAAACAAGTTGCTTGTGTATCCGGTACTATAAATGCAATCAAAACTGATGGAACTTTATGGATTTGGGGATCTAATAATCTTGGACAACTAGGAGATAATACAATAATCTCCAGATCCACTCCAGTCACAACATTCGCTGGAGGGACCAATTGGAAACAAGTTTCTGCTGGACCTAATTATACTGCAGCAATCAAAACTTCAGATGATTTGCAAGGTATCTAAATACCTTCAAATACATTATTCTTATATGAACCCCCTTGAGTTAGTTGCAAAAACATTATATTCCTTTCAAGAACATCAACTTACATTTGAACTTCTAGATGCTTTTGGAAAAAGAGCACAAGTATTCTCACAATATGATGAGATTGCAAAGTGCTTTTTTGAACTTAAGAACTTCTCCAAAGCAATTGAGTATGGAGAAAAAGGTCTTAAATTAGCACAAACAAAAGAAGAAAAATATACAACAGCAAAGAACCTGATTAATGCCTATAATCAGTCTAATATTCCAGAGAAATCAATTACTCAGATTGAAAAACTAAAGAAACAAAATCCTCAAGATACTGAACTTCTTCTTGAGGAAACTTTTGCTTATTCTGCAATTAATCAAAAAGAAAAATCAGAAAAACTTTTATTCAATCTTCTTCAAAAGAAACTACCAGAAGAAATTGAAAGAAAAGCATATCACAACTTATCGGGACATTATTTTAGGAAGGATGATATTCGTACAGGACTTCAACATTTTCTCAAAGCAGGAGAAGTAGAAGCATATAAGAATAGAAAACTTCCTGAATATGAGAAATGGGATGGAACCATTACACCAGGAAGAACAATTATTGTAGATAATGAATGTGGTGCTGGTGATGAAGTGATTCATATCAGGTTTATGAAGCATCTCAAAGAACTTGGAATGAAACCGATTTGGAGTTCAACCAGAAGAGAACTTGTAGAACTCTTTCAGCATAATAGGTATGATGCTGTTTGTGTTTATGATAATCCAGAGTTTCCTAAAGATGCCTGCTGGGTTTATGGACTTGCACTTCCCTATTATCTTAATCTAACAATAGAAGATTTGGGACAAGAACCTTATCTTCAAACCATTCCAAAGTATGATGAGAAGTGGAAATGGATGCAGGAAGATACTGGATATAAGATTGGAATGTTCTGGGCATCTAGCTCTGGATTTGAACAGAACTCATTTAGAAGTGTAGAACTTAAAGACTATATGAATGTGCTGGGAAATAAAGGGTACTCATTATACTCACTACAAACTCATAGTGATAATAAGGATGCTGATGAGTATCCAGAAATCAAACAATCACTTTCAGTTCAAGGTAGAGAATTTGCTGATACATTCTCCATCATTAAGAACCTTGATATGGTTGTGACTTCTTGTAGTTTTGTAGCACACGTTGCAGCATCATTAGGAAAACAAGTCTGTGTCTTTGTTCCTATTATGGAATACTATGTTTGGACAAGTTCAACAGGAAAATCTATGTGGTATGGAGATAATGTTCATTTATTTCGTCAAAAGAAACCAAGAACCTGGGATGCCCCTATTAAAGAATTTAAAGAGTTTATGAACAGTAAATTGGAGGTAAATTATGTTTCGTGAATGTGGAGAATGTAAAGAATGCTGTATTTGGCCCAATGATACTGCTTTTGGGTGGGAATTTGGTGGGGGGAAAAAATGTAAATTTTTAGATGATGATGGTTGTAGCATTTATAAATTAAGACCAAAATGCTGTAGTCACTATCAATGTGTATGGAGTCAAAATTTACTTCCAGAAGAAATGAGACCTGATAAATGTAATTTTTTAGTTAATGCAAGAAATAATGAATATGGATTGTATTTTCAGGTAGTAGTAATAAATGGTAAGCAAATAAGTGATGATGAAATTTTTTGGTTTAAAGATTGGGCAAAAAAATTAAATATTCCCATATTATTTGAAAATCCTTCTCTAAAAATGGAGAGTTTATGAATGATAGGGGAGTATGATTTATCTTTTCTGAATCTCAATACTATTAAGAGTAAACTTTTACAGATAGAAACCAATTCTCACGGTCTTGTAAGCAAAGGTGTTTCTACTTACAATCACGGAATGCCTACTCTAATGTATCCAGAATTAACTGGATTAAAAAATACAATCAAACAATATGTGAGATTGTATTGCAATAAGTATGAGATTCCTCCACTCAAGTTTATCAACAGTTGGTTCAATATCTCACAACCAGGAAACAAACTCAAAGCACATAAGCACGAAGAAAGTATTGTAAGTGGAGCATTTTATATTTCTGGAAAAACTCCTTTGATATTTCCAGATACATCAATCAATCCTTATCCAGGATTATTAGTCATCTTCTCAAGTGATTTGGTTCATTATACAGAAGAAGAAACAGAAGAACGAATTATTATTAGTTTTAATACAGATTACCTATGAAATTTCATACATTTTATACAGACAATCTTCCAGAACAACTGATAGAAGACCATAAAAAAGTTTGTAATCATATAGGTATTGAAGTTCAATATCATAGTGAAGAATTTACTGATTATGATAATGTTTATACTGCTCACGGAAAGTTTATGACTTCTGTGATGGAACAAGAAGAAGTTGCTTGTTTTCTTGATATTGATTGCCTTCCTCACAACAAAGAACTTCTGGGGAAAGCATATTCCTGGGCAGTAGATAATCAATCATTTGTGGGTAATGCTCAAAACATTTCTCACACACAAATGAGAAATCATATCTATGCTGCTGCTTCTTGTTTGATTGTGACAAAAGATGCTTGGAATACATTAGGCAATCCAGACTTTTCTTGGTTTATGCAGAATGGAGTACAGATAGATACTGCACAACTTTTAACACTAAGAGCAGACCAAATTGGAATGTCTTATCAGTTAATGTATTCAGTTGGGTATGATGGTCCTGAAGAATATAAACTCTCTGGTTATGGAATGTATGGAACAGGAACTTTATATCCAGCAACCTGGCATTATTTTAGAATTAGTAAGTTTAAAGATTCAATTCCAGACCTCTGGACAACTCGTGTAAATAATATATTAGAAGATCAAAAAATCATTCCACATCATTCATCGTGTTTTTATGAACTATAAGTTTTTGTTTTTAGTTGGGTCTGCAATCAATCATTTCAACGAAGAACATATAAGTGCTTTCAAAGCAGAAGAAAGATTTCAGCAGACATTAGACACCATTCAATCTATTAGAGATAAAGCTCCTGATGCTTATATTTTAATCTATGAAGCATCAGAAACTTCAATTAAGGAAGAATACAAAGACATCTTAAGAGAAAAGTCTGATTTGTTTATGGAGTGTGGAAATGACCCATATATGAAATCTCTTTATGAAAATGTTCATAGAGACCCAGATAAGTTTACATTTGTAAAGTCTATGCTTGAGTGTAGATGTTTAGAACTTGTTCTTCATCATATGATGGAACATAATGTCTTTAGTGATGTAACCAGAGTATTCAAGTTAAGTGGTAGATATAAACTGAACGAATACTTTGATATTAATGACTATAAGACTAGATTCTTAACAAATAAGTATGTGATGAAGTATTATGATTATGAGGAAAGATTTGAAGATATTGAAAATATTTACTCCACTCTTTATGGGTGCAAAGGAAGTATTGTAACTGGGTTGTGGTCATTTGATAGGTTCTTGTTTAATGATATTTTTAGTGTTCTTCAAAGAAGTTTTCAGTATATGGAAAGAGCAATTCAATTAACTGCTGGAATTGATATTGAGCATTCTTTCTATCATTTTATTGATAGAGATAAAATTCTAAATGTTCCAATACTTGGATTGGATTTGATTAAGGGTATGGATGGAGATAGATATTCATTATGAAAATCGCAATCTTCTATCATACCTTTCAATCTGGTATGAGTGCTTTTGTCTATCAATCTCAAATTCATAGGTTGTATTGTTCTGGACTGATTGATGCTGCTGATTATATTCATATTGGCGTGAATGGTGACCAGGAAATGTTTAATGTTCCAGAAAAAGCAAAAGTTGTTTATAACAGTAACTGGAAAGAAGAAACAGAAACTCTAATTGCACTCAAGAACTTTGCATATGAAAATCCAGATTATAAGATTTTATATTTTCATATGAAAGGAACAAGTAAAGAAACTCTTGTTGCAAATTCTTGGAGATTGATGATGGAATATTTTGTAATTGATAAATGGAAAGAGTGTGTAGAGTATCTAAATGATTATGATTGTGTTGGACAGACATTCAAACCACTAGGACCAACAATATGGGGTGATGGATCTATTACTTCTAATGAGGGTATAAGTTGTTATTGCGGAAACTTCTGGTGGGCAAATGCATCTTATATTCAAACATTAGACCACAATTATTTGAATACTGATTATCGTTTTGATAGAGAGTTCTGGATAGGAACCAATAAAAATGCAAAAGCAAAATCCTTTATGGAATATGGACAAGATGATTATGTTGCGGACAATCATCCAATTCCATTAAAGAAAGGTATGAGTGACTATGAACCTTATACTCATTATTTTAAAGAGGTAGAATACTTATGAGACCTTGTGGAGATTGTACTGCTTGCTGCACTTGGTTAAAAGGAAGTGCTTATGGTTATGAGTTTGGTGGTGGAAAGTCCTGTAAATTCTTATGTGAAAGTGGATGTAGTGTTCATAAGGTAAGACCAAAAGTATGCGAGGGGTATTTTTGTGCTTGGTCTCAAGAATTAATATCAGAAGAACTGAGACCTGATAAATGTGGAGTTCTTGCTTCTGTTGAAAATAATGAGAATGGTCAGTATTTAAGATTGACTTTAATGAGAAAAGAGATAAATACTGATATATTAGAATATTTTAAGGAGTGGAGTATCAAGATGAACACTCCAGTTTTGTATCTAAACAATCATATTTGGGAAGTTCTCTAAGATGCCTACTTTTTACAACTATACGGAAGGTGGTCAAGTATATTCTTTTGATGATGTTTTTGTGCCTGCTGATGCTTTTAGGCAAGGGAACTTGTGGTCTTGGGGATATAATTATAATGGACAGCTGGGAGATAATACAAATCTAACAAGTAAACTTACTCCAGTCACAACATTTGCAGGAGGAACCAACTGGAAACAAGTTGCTGATGGAGGTAGTCATACAGCAGCAATCAAAACTGATGGAACACTATGGACTTGGGGATATAATTATAATGGACGACTAGGAGACAATACAGGCAATACAGGATTCAATAGACGCACTCCACTCACCACATTTGCTGGTGGAACCAATTGGAAACAAGTTTCTGCTGGATTTGTTCATACAGCAGCAATCAAGACTGATGGAACCTTATGGACTTGGGGTCGTGCTGATAGTGGGCAACTAGGAATCAATAACACAAACCAAAGACTCACTCCAGTCACAACATTTGCAGGAGGAACCAACTGGAAACAAGTTTCTTGTGGTGGATATTTTACAGCAGCAATCAAAACTGATGGAACTTTATGGAATTGGGGACGTAATTATAATGGACAACTAGGAAACAATACAACAACTAATGGACTTACTCCAATCACCACATTTGCAGGTGGAACCAATTGGAAACAAGTTGCTTGTGGAAATAACCATACATCAGCAATCAAGACTGATGGAACTCTTTGGACTTGGGGATATAATTATAATGGGCAACTAGGAGACCTTACATCAACCCAAAGAAACACTCCAGTCACCACATTTTTTGGAGGAACCAACTGGAAACAAGTTTCTTGTGGACAAAATTATGCAGCAGCAATCAAAACTGATGGAACTTTGTGGGGTTGGGGTGCTACTGGTTATGGGCGACTGGGAGCTGGTGAAACCTTTTTTGATTCAGTATTCATACCAATAGAAACATTTGCAGGAGGAACCAACTGGAAACAAGTTGCTTGTGGTGAATCTCACACTGCAGCAATCAAAACTGATGGAACCTTATGGACTTGGGGTGGGAATGGTTATGGAGCACTAGGAAATAATACATCAGGAATCAATAGACTCACTCCAGTCACCACATTTGCAGGAGGAACCAACTGGAAACAAGTTTCTTGTGGACAATATCATACAGCAGCAATCACATACATAGATGATTATCAGTAAAATATTATTCTTTAATTATGAAAACATTATTCTTTCTTTCTGGTCTTCCAAGATCAGGTTCTACTTTACTTGGATCAATTCTTTCACAACATCCAAAACTACAAGCAACTCCAACATCACCACTTGCAGATTTGCTTTGTTGGATTGATGAAGGTTTTTCTAAACTGGATCTTCAATATACTTATGATAAGCAACAAATTCAATACAATACTTATAATTCAATTCTAGAAAACTTTTATAATCACATAGAGAAACCTTGCATACTTGACAAACATCGTGGTTGGTGCAAGAATGTACCTTCTATTGAAAAGTTTCTACATCAAACTCCAAAAATCATAGCAACCAACCGTAGAATAAGTGAAGTTCTTGCTTCTTATATTCTACTCATTCAAAGAAATAATGAAGCAGATAATTTTGTAGATGCTCATTTAAGAAGAGAAGGAAAACCAATTACAACAGATAATCGTATTGAATGTCTTTGGAAGAATTATGTCTGCGATCCTTATGAAAGTTTGGTTTATGGATTGACACATAACAGATCAAATATTCATCTAGTAGATTATAATGATCTTACACAAAAACCAGAAAGAGAATTGAATAAGATCTATGAGTTTCTAGAAATAGAATCTCATTCACACGATCTTTCCAGCATCTTTAATACTTGTGCCGAAGAAAAAGACCACGAATGGGGTATTGATAATCTTCATCAAATTCGTTCAAAACTTCAAAGAACTTCACCACCTCCTGAAGAAGTGATTGGTGAAGAAAACACTAAACTTTATGATAAATTTAACATATGATTGAAGTATTTTTAAGACATTGTTATACATCCAAAGTTAATCTTTCAGGAGCAAATCGTCCAGATTGGTGGGATAAAGAAAAGGTATTTGAGAATTTCAAGAATACACTCAATCCAGAAACTACCAACTATACAATCATCTTTGATGAGTGTTATGGAAAGCAAGAAGACACTTTCCTCAAAGATGAAGAGTCAATTACAATTAACTGCGGTAAAGAAAGTTCTAGTTTTTGTAAGACACTAGACCATATTCTTTCTCAAGACTTTGATAATGATACAATCATCTATTTTCTTGAAGATGATTATGTACACCGTCCAGAATGGGATAGGGCTCTCATAGATGCATTTACTCTTCCAGTTCAGTACGCAACCTTATACGACCACGGAGATAAGTATCAGGAGATGTATAAGGACTTTATGACTAAAGTTCTAGCAACAAAATATTCTCATTGGATGCCAACTCCTTCAACAACAAATACTTTTGCTGTTAAGTTTAAAACACTCAAAGAAGATAAAGAAATTCATAGACACTTCTCAACAGGATTTGAACCTTCTGCAGACCACGGTAAATTTTTAGAACTACATAAGAAAGGAAGGAATTTAATCTCAAGTATTCCTGGTTATTCTACACACTGTCATTCACAATTTTTATCCCCGTGTATTGATTGGAGCACATACTTATGAAAGTTACACTATACGCAATTGCAAAGAACGAAGAAAAGAATATTGAAAAGTTTCTCAAGAATGCAGAGAAGTTTGATGATGTAGTTGTAGTTGATACTGGAAGCACAGATGATACAGTTCAACTACTGAAGGATGCTGGTATTAAAGTTTATGAGCATTCACAAACTCGTGAAGAGTTTGATTTTTCAGTTGCAAGAAATCAGGCACTTTCTTATGTAGAAACTGATTGGGCATTTGCACTTGATTTTAATGAGGATGTTTCTGAGTTTCATCCAGAAGGTTTTGGTGTGATTGCTGGTGAATTTACCACATTCAGACATTTGAGATATGATGATAATGGTGGTGATGAACCAGTTCAGTCTAATGAAGTTCATACTCGTCTTCATAGAACCAAGAATTATACTTGGGTGAATGCTGTTCACGAAGTTCCAAACTTTATTCCAACAGAAGAATATCTGAATGAAGTTTGTGTAGATACTACCATTAAGATTACTAAGAAAATTAATAAGACTGTAGATAAGGAATTATTCTACTTTAATATTTGTGAAAGAGAGCATAAAAAAAATCCTACTGACTGGTATTGGATTTGGTTTATTTTCAATCATTATTATAATGTCCAAAATGCACAAAAAGCACTTGAATATGGTCAAGAGTTTCTAAACGTATCTAAACCTTACTTTGATAGTTTTAGAATTCTTGCTTTTATTCGCTGCAGTCAAATTCTACTGAATACGGGTGATATGCAACGAGGAATGAATTATGCATTCCACGCAGTTAGTGAAGGAATGAATATGGGAGGTTCTCATTTATCTCAAGCATTTGGATATTTGTTTGAACTTTCTAAGAGATTGAATAATCCCAATCTTACAATTTTTGCAACTGGATTCAATCCAGATATGCTTTCATCACCAGAAAGACTTAGTGCAATTGATAAACTATTCTTAACCAATCTTGAAGATATTCCTTCTTGCTGGAGAGGTCATCGTAGATTTGCTGAATGGTTGGTAACGCAAGTCAATCCAGAAGTAACTGTGGATCTTGGAGTTGATTGGGGATTCTCAACTTTCTGTTTTGCAATGCCTCGTATTGGGCAAGTTTATGGTGTTGATACTTTTGAAGGAGATCAATTTACTGGTGGAAATCACGGTTCTTATGAGTATGTTCTCAATAAGCAAGAGAAGTTGTTTATGAAAGATAATGTGACTTTCATCAAAGGACTTTTTGATGAGGTTGCAAAGACTTGGGATAAGCAAATAGACATCTTACATATTGATGGTGATCACGCTTATGAATCAGTAAAGCACGATTATGAAACTTGGAGTCCGTTTGTAAAAGAAAATGGTGTGATACTATTCCACGATACTTGTATTGAAGAACTGAATGGAAATCAATATGGTGTGAAGAAATTTTTTGATGAACTGGATCTTCCAAAAGTAACCTTTACTCATACTTTTGGTCTTGGAGTTGCCTCTAAAAACAAAGATCTGATTGAGTTTATTCAGAATAACTTTGATTTAAATAATCCACTATGAAAGTAGTAGTTCCTATATCAGTTGGAGAACTTTTAGATAAGATTACTATCTTAGAAATAAAATCTATGTTCACTAACAACGAATATGTTTTGAAAGAGTTAGCAGATCTCAATTTAATTAAAAGTTGTCTAACTCAATATACTTTAGGGTATGAAGTCCAACTCAAAAAAGTGAATGAAAAACTTTGGAAAATAGAAGATAGACTCAGAGAAAAGGAAAAATTACAACACTTTGATGAAGAGTTTATTGAACTTGCTCGCAGTGTTTATATCACTAATGATGAAAGAGCAAAGATTAAAAAAGAAGTCAATGAGTTATGTAATTCTGATTATAGAGAAGTAAAGGTATACTAAATACTTAAAAGTTCTTAAGACAGATGGCAGTTGCTGAAATTACGAATATTGTAATCGATAAAGGAACTGATTTTGAAGCAACCTTTAATCTTTATGACCCGGACCAATCTCAAACATATTTGACGGGTCTTACAACAACTTATGCAAGTATTCGTAAGTATCCTGAAGCAACTTCATATGAAGAGTTTTCCAAGACTATTACTGCAGCAACCGGAACTATTTTATTAAGACTCACTGCACAACAAACTGCAAATCTTAAGGCAGGAAGAAATTATTTTGATGTCATTTTAACAATTGATGGAAAGAAAACGAAGGTAATTAAAGGTACTGCAATTGTAGAAGAGAGTGTATCCCTATGACATATAAAGTTACCTTTTCTTCTGGTAATAATTATTCAGTCAAATCTTCACAACCAATCAATCCAAAAGTTTCTATCAGTTATGGAATTCAAATTATGCCACAGAATTTAGATGAACTTACGGATGTAGAAATTAGTGGTAATAATGATAAGTATGTGTTGATGTATGATGCTGCATCGGGAAAATGGAGAGATGTAAATCCGGATGAAGTTCTTTCTGCTGCAACAAATGAACCTAATCAACCAGGATTGCCTGCCGACTTTGAAAATCAATTGGATATTGATTTAGACAATAAAATTGATCTTGATGCAGGTACTTTCTAGTTAAACTAAATAACTAAAAGTAAATAGCATAAAGAAATGCCTGCACCAGTACTTCAGTTTAAAAGAGGTAATGCAGGGGTAGCAGGAACCGTACCTGCACTCCGTCCAGGTGAGCCAGCAATTTCATTAAATAACTTTGACCTTTTTATTGGTATTGATACCTCAGTAGCGAACAATAAATTCTTTGGTTCTCATCGTTATTGGGAAAGAGAAGATGGAACAAATTCTTCAAAGTTAAAACTTGTTTCTAATAACGGGTCGCAATCAATAAATTTAAGAGCTCCTACAGGACTTGGTGCAACTTTTACTTACACTTTTCCAGCAACTGGTGTTGGAAATAGTGGAAAAGTATTGACTACAAATGAAAGTGGACAATTATCTTGGGTTGACTCAATAAATAGTCTTACAATTATTGATATTGTTGGGGGTATTGGAACTTTTTATAATGATGTTGGATTTACTTCAACTACAAATAATGTTCTCGGCAACGAAAATACTGGTGCTGTCCAGATTGATGGTGGTGTGGGTATTGCCAAGAACCTAACAGTTAAAGAAAATTTTTATGTTGGTGGGAATTCTCAATTTGTTGGTAGTTTAGATATAAATGGAGATTTAGATGTAGCTGGTAATGTTTATATTGGCGGAACCACAGTTACTCTTCGTGGTACTGATGTTTATATTGAAAACAAAGACATTATTCTTGGATATACAACATCAATCACGCCAAATGATAATACTGCAAATCACGCAGGTGTTGCAATTGCATCAACTGTAGGAAGTCCATTAGTATCTTTTAGTGCCTCGGGAATCAATACTCTTCCCGATACTTATAAGCAAATGATGTGGTTCAAGAGTGGAACTCTTGGATTCTCAACTGATGCATTTGGTTTTAACTATGGTGTAGCAATTGGAACCACAACGATGGCGGATGGAGTTCGCCTTGCTGTCGGTTCAGGTATCACAATGTCTGATACCACGATCACTGCATCAAATTTTTATGGTACTTTTAATGGTACTACATCAACCGCAACTAGAGCGACAACTGTTGATACTACATCAACTTCAACAAACACTAACTATCACTTAGTCTTTACTGATAATGCAACAAGCACTAATAGTGCAACGATGCGTGTTGATGCTGGTATTTACTATAACCCATCATCAAATTACTTGTTCTCTAGTCTATTTGTAGGTGATGTTGCTGCAGGAATCATTAAGGCAGCAGATACAACTACAGCAATGACGCTGGCAAATAGCACAGGTAATGTGACATTTAATGGCGATATTCAAATTGGTGGTAATGATATTAAGGCATCTGATGGAACAACAGCACTTACACTTTCAACATCAACTGGAAATGTTGCGTTCCAAGGCAAAGTTATTGCAAATAGTTATAGAAGTTCAATAAATGCAAGTGATACATTAACATTCTCTGATTTAGATGCAACTTTTGCAAGAAATCTAGTTGTTACTGGTATTACTACAACAGGAACATTTAAACTTTCTGGCACTTCTGGTATTGGTATTACTGGTATTTCAGCAAGTACATCTCTTGCAGAAAATAGTGATAATTATCTACCAACTCAAAAGGCAGTTAAGGCATATGTTGATGCTGTTGATGTAACTCTTGGACTGAATGCTGATAGTGGTGGTCCAAGCACAGTCAACACATCACAGACATTAACGATTAGTGGAACTGCGAGTGAAGTAGAAACATCCGTTTCTGGACAGACTGTTACAATTGGTCTTCCAAATGATGTTGTTGTCGGAACTTCTTTGAGTGCTCCAACACTCAGAACTGGCACAATTCAATCATCAAACACTGGTGCCACGGCAATTACGATTGTTGCAAATGATGTTACCATCGCAGATGATTTAACAGTTCAAGGAAATCTTTATGTAAACGGAAATACAACTCAAGTTAATACTACTTCAATTACTGTAGAAGATCGTACTATTGAACTTGGTGTTGTTGATGGTTCTGCTCCTTCTTCATCAACTACTTGGGACCTTGGAGTTTTCTTTAACTATTATACGGATGCAGCAAAGAAATCTGCAGTTGTCTGGGAGCATTCTGATTCAAGATTTAAGTTTGGTTCAGTAGTTACTGATGGAGGTGGATCTGGAAATAATAACCCACAACTCACAGTATCTACATTTGCTCCAATTGAAGTTGGAGAACTCTGGATTAATAATTCTTGTACAGGTGGTTCTGCTCAGGTGATTGGATGTGTAGGTTCTGAACTGCAACTCCAAAATATCACGATTGACGCTGGAACTTTCTAAAGATTAATCACATATTCTAAATAGGAGGAGATAACTCCTCCTATTTTTATGTCTGAAGATGATTTGAAATCAGTAATTGCAAAATATCAACAAAAATCATTTGAACTTTTTAATCAAAATATTGTATTGGAAACTCAAGTAGAAAAACTTAATATTACAGTAAGTGCTTTGAGTGCAGAACTTGAGAAATTAAAGAAACCAAAAAGAGGAACAAAGACAGAAGGAGAATTTGAATAAATGGCACTTGCTCACTCACCCTCAATAGTTACATCAGGATTAGTTCTTTGTTTAGATGCAGCAAATACAAAGTCTTATCCTGGAACAGGTGAAACTTGGACTGATTTGAGTGGTCGTGGAAATAATGCAACAAGAACAAATAATGGTGGATATGGTGGTCAAGTAACATATAATTCTTCTGGTTATTTTGATTTTAGTGTGAATAGTCCTGCATCTACTTCTGGTGCTGGTGCTGGTAATGGATTTACTATGTCAAGTATGATTATCCCATCAACTGGTAGTTTTACTTTAAGTGCTTTTATACGAAGAAATCTATCAGTAAAAGCAGCAGGAGATAGAGAAACTATCTTTAGTAATACTGCTAGTGCTGATGGATGGAGATTTGGGGTATTTGATACTGGAGGCATATACTATCTTATTGGTGGTGCTGGTGGTTCTGGATATCAAGAAGGTGGTCTTGGCGGAAGCACTCTAACAAATGGAAATTGGCATATGATGACTGCTGTGTTTGACCGTGCTGCTGTTCTTGGTTCTTATACAATATATGGTTATATTGATGGTGTTGCATCTGGGAGTGCAACTATTTCTGCCGGTGCTGGTGGTAATGTTGCATTTAGTACTCAAAATCCTGGAGTTGGTTATGGTGGATGTTGTGATGTTTTTGCAGGACAAATAGCAACTGTTTCTGCATACAACAGAGCCCTCACGGCATCAGAAATACGACAAAACTTCAACGCCCTTCGTAGTCGTTTCTCAATTTAACATAAATACAAAAACGAAGAGGTATTGAGAGAGAATGGGAGTACAATATAACACCCCTCGCACAACATTTGGACTTGCTGGAAAGTTTTTTAACGGAAGTTGGAGAGCAACTATTGCTAATGGTAATATTGGAACTTTACCACTAACCACAGCAAACGACAGTAGTAATGTTACTGGAACTACTGGACTACCATCAGCAAATCATAGATATGGAGTTAATTTGTGGACTTCCATAGCATTTGGTAATGATATTGGTAGTAATTATGGTTTTATTGCTATTGGATATTTTTTACCACCATCTACAGGAACTTATACAATATATACTTCATCTGATGATTATAGTGGTGTTTGGATAGGAAATTTAGCACTACCAGAGGAAACAAGAACCTCTGCTAATGCAACATTAAATAATGGAATGAATTTGGGAAGTGGTGGTCAAGCAAACACTAAAAGGTCTGCAACTATATCTTTGACTGGCAAAGTGATGTATCCAATCAGAATAGTAATGGAAGAAGCTGGTGGAGGAGACAATCTTACTTTTAGTTGGTCAGGTCCCGGAATAGCAGAGACAACAGATTTATCAACACATTTTCGTACACCTATATCACCAAGTGGAGCACTAGCAGGAAATTACTTTTTTAGACCAAGCAATATCTAAATACTTCAAAAACCCAAATGTACAGCAGAGCACTCACAGCGGCAGAAATCCAACAAAACTTCAATGCATTAAGAGGGAGGTTTGGAATCTAATGGGTGTTTATTGTGGCATTACAACTAGTTGGATTAACTTACAATCTGGACTTTTAGGAAAAAGATATGTTAATTATTATAATGATGTTGTTTCATTTTTTTCCACCGCAACATTGCACGGTGATATCAACTTAACAACATCTATTAATAACTTTACTAGCAGTGCTGATTTATACAGTTGGATGTGGTTAGGATATTTTCTTGCACCTACAACAGGAACTTATACTTTTTATACCTCCTCTGATGATGCAAGTCATTTATGGATAGGTTCTAATGCATTAACTGGATATACTACTGCAAATTCAACTGTTAATAATGGAGGTCTTCACGGAGTTGTGGAGAAAAGTGGAACTACAACATTAACAGCGGGAGTTTATTATCCAATTAGAATAATGTTTGGGGAAAATGGTGGTGGTGATGTTATGACAGTTTCATTCGCTGGACCAGGAATAACAAAAACTACCAATGGTTTGGGGTATTATTTTGGTGGTAGAGATATTTTATTTACAGATAAGAGAACTTTTACATAATTAAATTTAACAAAATAACAACAAAATCTCGCTATGGTCTATAGGTTATAAATAATAAAAAACTCTTACATAAGAGTTTCTCTACGGTATATACCATCAATGAGAGGATTGAATGGCAGATCCAAATATTAGGATAAAAAGGTCAGCAGTTCCCGGTAAAGCACCGCAGGTAAGTGATTTGCCTTTGGGAGAACTTGGACTTAATACATATGATGCAGAGTTATATGCACGTAGAGAAAGAACAGGTATAGGCACCGATATTGTAAGACTTGGTGCTGGAGCAACAGTTACTAATATTCTTTATGTCACACAAGATGGAAGCGACACCAATACAGGAAAAAAACTTGGAGACGCAAAACGAACAATTGGAGCAGCACTTACAACAGCAACAACAGGAACAGTTATTAAAGTTAGTGCTGGATCTTATCTAGAAAATAATCCTCTCATTATTCCAGAGCAAGTTTCAATTGTTGGAGATAGTTTAAGAGAAGTATCAGTATCTCCACAGAATGCAAATCAAGACTTGTTCTATGTTTCTAATGGAAATTATATTGCAGAGATGTCTTATACAGGCACTCTGAATTCTGGTAAGGCAATCTTTGCATTCAATCCAACTGAAGTAGGATATTTTAATCAGTCACCTTATATTCAGAACTGCACTAACTTTATTCCAAATAGTATTGGATTAAAGATTGATGGTTCAAAGGCAATAGGACCATTAAAGTCAATGGTTCTGGATTCATATACGCAGTATAATCAAGGCGGTATTGGTTGCTCAATTACCAACGAAGGTTATGCACAGTTGGTTTCATTGTTTACCATCTGTAATGATACTGCAGTTTTTTGTGGTTCTGGGGCTGCTTGTGATTTAACCAACTCAAACTCATCGTTTGGAAATTATGCACTCGTTGCCGATGGAGTTGGTCCAAAAAAATATACAGGTATTGTTACAAGTTCTGCAGCAGCAAATGCAGATACTTTTGTTTTGGATTTAAATGTTCCAACATTCAGTGTAACCAACGCACTTTATAATAATACTACAGGTCTTACCACAATTACAGTAAACTCTAATCACAATTTTAATGTTGGAATGGGAGTTTCGATTGTTGGTCTTGCATTTACTTGCTCTTCTGGACCAGGAATTGTAACTTACCCATCAGGAAATAAAGGATATATTTTTGAAGTTGTAGGAACTCCTTCTTCAACTTCTTTTGAGGTTTATGTTGGAGTTTCTACTCTCTCTCATACCTATCAATCTGGTGGAACTGCAAAAATAAATGTAGCAAGACCTTTTGATGGACAAGTGGTTTATTTTGAGGACTTATATTATACAGTTGGTGATATTACAGTTGGGTCTGGTGGAACTGGATATTCTGGAAATGCTGATGTGACAATTGGTTCTCCTTCAACACCTTGGGGTATTCTTGCCACTGCTGTTGCTGAAGTTAGAAATGGTTCTGTTATTTCCGTTGAAATGGTTTCAAGTGGGAGAGGTTATGGTTCTACGCCACCTTTAGTATCTTTCAGTATGCCAAATGTTGGGGTTAATTCTGCAACAGGATCTGCAAATCTTGCTCCAACTTATTATGTTATTCAAAGTTCTACACCAGTTTCTGCTGGAATATGTACGATTACACTAACTGATAATGTTCCTTATGCAGTTGGTGTAGGCACAACAGTTCCTTTCTTTAAACAAAGTAGAGTATTAGCATCAGGTCATTCTCTTGAATATATTGGATCTGGAACAAACATTGCAACTGCACTTCCTCAAAATGGTGGTGTGCCAATTCAAAATAATGAGACTAATTCTCGTAATGGTGGTCTTGTAGTATTCACATCTACTGACCAATCAGGAAACTTTAGAATTGGTGAGGGTGTTGCAATTAATCAACAAACAGGAACCATTAGTGGAACATTTTATTCCAAGAGTTTGTTTTCAACAATGACACCATTTATTTTAGCACTAGGGGGAGATTAAGAAATGGCTTTACCATTAAATGTATTTCAAACTATTACTGCAGTTATATCCATAAGTCCAACAGAGGTTTATACGGCACCTGTCGGATATACGGGTGTTGTCCTTTTAGCACAAGTTGCAAATATTGGAGCAACTTCTGCGGATGTGACTTTAGTTCATCGTAGAAGTTCTACCGATACTGAATTGTTAAAAAATTATCCAATTTCGGCAACTGATACTGCAAATCTTTTATCTGGAAAGTTAGTGCTTGAAAGTGGTGATAAATTAGTATTATCAGGTAGTAATGCAACTGACTTAAAATTTATCACAAGCATTTTAGAAACACTTAACTAATATAGAAAAATGGCAAAGTACATCAGTAACCGTCAAAAAAATCTTAAGATTGGTATTAGTTCATATACCGAAAGTCAGACAGTACTTGAGGTTACTGGTAAAGTTGGAATTGGAACTACAAACGCAACACAAAAATTAGATATTGTAGGAAATATTAGAATTCGTGGTGGAATTTATGATAAGGACAATAATTCAGGTACAGATACTTATGTTCCAATTGCAGATGGTGTTGGAGGATGGAGTTGGCAACCAGTAACTTCTGCTGGAGCTGGTGTACTTGATGGTATTACAATTAAAGAAGAAGGTTCAACAGTCGGAACTGCTGGAAGTGTTACATTTATTAACTTTGTTGGAGCAGGTGTAACAGCAACTGCAGCAGGTGCTGGAGCCACCATTACTTTTACTCAACAAGCTGGACCTCAGGGTATTCAGGGTTCTACAGGTAGTCAAGGTTCTGTTGGTGCTCAAGGATCAACAGGTTCTCAAGGATCAACAGGTGCTCAAGGTTCAACAGGTGCTCAAGGTTCAACAGGTAGTCAAGGTTCTACTGGAGCACAAGGTACATCAGGTATTCAAGGTGATGTAGGTTCTCAAGGTTCTACTGGATCTCAAGGTGCATCAGGTTCTCAAGGTTCTACAGGTTCTCAAGGTTCTACAGGTAGTCAAGGTTCTGTTGGTGCTCAAGGTTCTACAGGTTCTCAAGGATCAACAGGTAGTCAAGGTTCTGTTGGTTCTCAAGGTACATTAGGTAGTCAAGGTTCTGTTGGTGCTCAAGGATCAACAGGTTCTCAAGGTTCAGCAGGTGCTCAAGGTTCAACAGGTGCTCAAGGTTCAACAGGTTCTCAAGGTGCATCAGGTATTCAAGGTGATGTAGGTTCTCAAGGTTCTACTGGATCTCAAGGTGCATCAGGTGCTCAAGGTTCTACTGGAGCACAAGGTTCTACAGGTTCTCAAGGTTCTACAGGTTCTCAAGGTTCAACAGGTTCTCAAGGTTCAACAGGTGCTCAAGGTTCAACAGGTAGTCAAGGTTCTATAGGTAGTCAAGGTGTCCAGGGTACAACGGGACCAGTAGCAGGATCTGCAAATCAAATTGTTTATAAGGATGGTTCTAATAACCCTGCTGGATCTGTCAACTTAACTTTTGATGGTTCCAATCTTTATGTTGGTGGAAATATAACCATTGGTGGTACATCATCATATATTGTATCTAACGAACTTAGAATTAAGGATAAGGATCTTGTAGTTGGTATTGTTACAAATTCTCTTGGTAATGATACTTCTACAGATACAACAGCAAATACTGGTGGTATTGCGATTGCTTCTACCGAAGGCAGTCCATTAGTTAGTTTAAGTTCTGCTGGAGAAGTAACACCAGATACCTATAAGCAGTTAATGTGGTTTAAGTCTGGTTCCTTTACTGGTCTCAATACTGATGCTTGGATATTTAATTATGGTGTTGGTATTGGTTCTACACAAATTCCATTAGGAGTTAGACTTGCTGCTGGAGGAATGCAAGTTACTGATACAACTTTAAGCATTCCACAATTGAATGTTTCTGGTGTTTCTACAATATCAGTTAATAGTTCAACTGATGCATTAAGAATTACTCAAGAAGGTTCTGGTAATGCATTAGTTGTAGAAGATAGTACAAATCCAGATTCAACTCCATTTGTAGTTACTGGTATTGGTTCTGTTGGAATAGGAACCACAAATCCAACAACTACTTTACAAGTTCAAGGAACCACAAAAGTAGAAACTTCAATAGGAAGCACTCAATCTATTTGGTATGGTACATTAGACAGTAAAGGTTATTCTGCAAAATCAGTTAGTTTATTAGTTCAACCAGAAACTGCATATAGTTTTGATGCTTCTCAAACTGTTGGTAAAGCGTATGAACCCGTAATATTCAGTCACGCATTAACTTCTGCAAATGGAAGTTATAGCCCATCTCTATATTCATTTCAAAACCTTACTAATGTTGCAGGAACTTCATCTACTGCAAGAATTAATGGATTTGGATTTTATAATTATGTTTTTAGAAACAGCACCACTGATGTTTCTTCTTATGCATCCAATTCACTTTATGGAATTATAAGTCAAGTAGTTCAAGGAAATAGTGTAGACCAATCTGTTGTAACTGGATTTGCGTATGGAAATCGTAATGTTGTAGGAATCCAAAAAGCAACTGCAACTACCATTTATGGAAATTTTACTACAACAAATATTGGTGCAATAGCAAACAACTCTGCATCCTCAACCAATGCATATGGTTCTTATAACCTTATGCAGGTTGGTGCTGCATCAGGAACTGGTATTGGAACTCTCACCAATTACTATGGATATTATGTAGCACCAACAGTAGCACTTACAGGACAACTTACAAATTATTATGGTGTATATCTAGCAACTCCAATTGTAAATGGAACTCTAACTAATCGTTATTCCATTTATAGTTCTGATACATCTTCACCGATGTATCACGCAGGTTCTATTGGAATAGGAACCACAATTCCAACATCAAAACTTACGGTTGAGGGTGATGTAAGAGTTTCTGGTGCTTCTACATTTGTTGGATTAGTAGAACTTGATAGTTCTTTAAGAGACTTTTATGGAAATGTAGGTGCCGCTGGTAGTGTTTTAATTGCTACTGGTGCTGGAGTTAGTTGGACTACTCCTTTTGCAGCTGGATTACAAGGAACATCAGGTGCTCAAGGTTCTACAGGTGCTCAAGGTTCAACAGGTAGTCAAGGTTCAACAGGTGCTCAAGGTTCAACAGGTAGTCAAGGTTCTACTGGAGCACAAGGTTCTGTTGGTTCTCAAGGTTCTACAGGTTCTCAAGGTTCTGTTGGTTCTCAAGGTTCTACAGGTTCTCAAGGTTCAACAGGTAGTCAAGGTTCAATAGGTAGTCAAGGTTCTGTTGGTTCTCAAGGATCTACAGGTAGTCAAGGTTCAACAGGTTCTCAAGGTTCTGTTGGTTCTCAAGGATCTACAGGTAGTCAAGGTTCAACAGGTTCTCAAGGTTCTACTGGTTCTCAAGGATCTACAGGTAGTCAAGGTTCAACAGGTTCTCAAGGTTCTGTTGGTTCTCAAGGTTCTCAAGGTTCAACAGGTTCTCAAGGTTCTACTGGTTCTCAAGGTGTCCAGGGTACAACGGGACCAGTAGCAGGATCTGCAAATCAAATTGTTTATAAGGATGCATCTAACAACCCTACAGGTTCCACTAGTCTCACATATACTGGGGCAGTATCTGGTGTTGGTACTGTTGGTATTGGAACTGTTATTAAAAATGTTCATTACGACACCATAAATTCAGGAACTCTTTCTTGGGAAGGTTCTGCTGGGCAGTTATTCAGTATTACTAATAATCTTACCTCTGGTTCTATTTTCTCTGTTAATGATGTTTCGGGTATTCCAAGTATTGATGTGGGTGCTGGAGGGACAGTTTCTCTTGCACCTTATGGTGGTGATGTTGTAGTGGGACAAGCAATTATTAATAGATGGGTAAGAAAAACCGCAAACTACACTGCAGTAAATGGCGATGAAATAATAGCGGACACTTCGGGAGGAGCCTTTACAATTACACTTCCAGCAACACCATCAACTGGACATGTTGTTAAAATTGCAGATGGTGCTGATTGGGCAACGACCAATCTAACAGTAGCAAGAAATGGTTCAACAATTGAAGGTGTTGCCGATGATTATATTTTTAATATCAAAGGTATTACTGTAGATGTAATTTACGATGGAACTACTTGGGAAATTTATGCCAATGCTGGTCCAAATGGTGCTCAAGGAACCACAGGTGCTCAAGGTACACAAGGTACAACAGGCACACAAGGTACTACAGGTGCTCAAGGTATTCAGGGTACTAGTGGTTCGGCTGGAACTCTTACGGATGATACAACAACTAATGCTACTAGATATCCGGTATTTGATGATGCAACTTCTGGAACAATTTCTGGATTATTTGTTTCATCATCAAAATTGACATTCAATCCTTCTTCCGGTACTTTATCTGCTACTGTTTTTACGTCATTATCTGATGAAAATGAAAAAACAGATATTAAAATTATAGAAAACCCTATAGAAAAACTTAACAAACTTGATGGTATAACATTTAAGTGGGTAGACAACAATGCTCCTTCATCCGGTGTGATTGCCCAACAAGTTGAAAAAGTTTTGCCGGAACTGATATTAAATATCAATGATAAAAAGACAGTTAATTATAATGGTTTGATTGGTCTTTTAATTGAGGGATTTAAAGAATCCCAAAAAGAGATACAAAAGATTAAAACTCATTTATCAATCTAAATAATCAATAAAAATGCCCGTTAATCTCTCAACTTTTTTAGGTACAACTTATCAAGGTATTCAAGGCGTTCAAGGAACCACAGGAACTCAAGGTATTCTTGGTGCTCAAGGAACCACTGGAACTGCAGGAAACAACGGTGGGGTTCCATATACCTTCAGTACAACAGTCACAGACGCTGATCCAGGAAATGGTGTCATCAGATATAATAATGCAACTATAGGTGCAGTAAACACCATTTTTATTGATAATAATGATTCCAACTCCAATGTTCAAACAACTTGGTATGATAGTTGGGACGATTCAACAAATCCAAACCAAGAAGGATACCTTGTTATTCAAGGAGCAGCAGCAGGAAGCACTGTAGTGAATATTTGGAGTGTTACTGGAGCAGTCACAGTTGCTGCTGGATATTACAAAATTCCTGTAGCACATATATCTGGTTCTATACCTACTAATGGTGAATCAATTACTGTTTACTTTTCAAGAACTGGTAACCAGGGTTCTCAAGGTGTTCAGGGAGTTGCTGGAAGCGGTGGAAGCGGTGGATCTATAGAATTATTGGAAGTGATGTTATTCGTATAAATACTTGGAAAAATATAAGATATAATGGCACTTGCAAAAGCAAATTTAGGATTTCCAGTTGTAGTTTCTGCAGGAACAACAGCAACCGTTTATAGTGTTGGTTCTGCAAAAACTGCTTATATAAGAAGTATTGCAGTTTATAATAGCACTATCGGTACTGCAAATACAGATTTGTCCCAGCAAGCACAAATTTATATGGTTCCAAATAGTGGAGGATCTGTTGGAGTTGCAACATCTGCACATAGAATTGCAAGAGTTTCTTTAGCAGCAAATGATACTTTCTTTTTTGAACCACAATACCCAATTACTTTAACAAGTAATGGAGATAGCATTCAAGTTTTTAATGAAGGAACATTTAATTTAGGAGCGGCAACTAATCCAATTAATGTTGTAGTTTTAGGTGATAGAGAGGCTTGATAAATGGCACCAATAAAAAATACTAACAGAGGATTTATTGGAACATATGTTTCAAAAGTAGGAACAACGCAAAGTTTGGTTGCTGTTGCTGCTACATCTTCTGGAACTGTTTTAAGTCCTGGAAATGGATTTACATATCACGTATTTACTTCTCCCGGAAATTTTTATGTAAGTGCTTCTGGTTATGTTGATGCTCTTCTAGTTGCTGGTGGCGGTGCAGGCGGTGGCGCGGCGATCGCCGGCGGCGGTGGAGCTGGTGGAATGCTGGAAACATATAGAGTATTATTTCCAAATTCTCCAGGAACATATACAATATCTATAGGTTCTGGCGGCGCCGCAGGTAGTAATGGAAATCCATCAACTATTTCTGGTCCTCCTACTTTTACAACACTAACTGCAACAGGTGGTGGTAGAGGTGGTTTTCCTGGTGGATCTGGTGGTGGTGGAGGAGGTGTTGGAAGTATTTCAACTGGACAAGGAACTCCTGGTGGTCCTAATGGAAGCACAGGCGGCGGCGGTGGTGGTGGGGCATCTGAAGCAGGGAGAGTTGGATATTATGCACCTGGCGCAGTTGGTGGGTCAGCTGGCAATGGGGGACTAGGTAGAGCAGCATTTAATGGTGATCCTGGTATACCACCAGCTTATGGTGTTACTAATTCAACACCTTTACCTGGACGTTGGTTTGCTGGTGGTGGAGGTGGAAATGGTCCGCCACCCGGATGGGGAACAAGCGGTGGTATCGGAGGTGGCGCGGGCGGCGCAGCTGCGCCAGCTACAACAGGTAATGCGGGATCTGCTAACACTGGTGGTGGAGGAGGTGGTGGACCTTCTGCAGGTGGTGCCGGTGGATCTGGAATTATAATAATAAGATATAAAACTTACCCAAATTAATTATGTCTCCTGTTAAAAACAATTCACTTGGTGGATTTAAAAATCTTTTTACTTCTAAAATTAGAACCACTAACAACACCGCTGGTATTGCTGCAACATCTACCGGAAGTATTTTTAGTCCAGGAAATGGATATACTTATCATATTTTTACCTCACCCGGACAATTCTTTGTAGATGAAGGTGGATATGCCGATTATGCGATTGTTGCTGGTGGTGGAGCTGGTGACGGTAACGGCGGCGGAGGTGGAGCTGGAGGTTATTTGAGTAATATTCCATCAAACCTCAATTTTATATTTCCAGCAGGAACATATACAATATCCATAGGTTCTGGTGGTTCATCAGGTAGTAATGGAAATCCATCATCTATTTCTGGTCCTCCTAGGTTTACAACACTAACTGCAACAGGTGGTGGTAGAGGGAGTACGCCTGGTGGGTCTGGAGGAGGAGGAGCTATTAATGGTTCAGGAGGTGTTGGATCAACTGGACAAGGAAATCCTGGTGGAGCAGGTACACCTCTTACAGGCGGCGGTGGCGGTGGTGCTGGTGCTGCTGGTGGTACTTCACCACTTGGTCCACCATCCATAGGTGGTTCTGGTGGTATAGGAACAGCAATATTTGCAGGGGATACTGGAATTCCTCCTGCATATGGTACTCCAGGACCAGCATCGGGAAGATATGTTTCTGGCGGTGGAGGAGGTAGATGTGCCCCTCCAGGATGGTCTTCTGGGGGAGGTGCAGGTGGAGGTGCTGTAGGTGTAGCACCACCTAATGGAGGCCGCCATGCTACTAACAACACCGGAGGTGGTGGAGGTGGTACTGGTGGAGCTGGAGGTGGAAGTGGTGGTTCTGGTATTGTTGTTATAAGATATAGAATTTAAGGAGAATAAAATGGCACATTTTGCAAGATTGGATACAAATAATATTGTTACTGAAGTTTTTGTTATTGATAATCTAAATTGTTCAGATTCTAATGGGAATGAAAATGAAAATATTGGAATTAACTATTGTAAGTCTTTTTATGAACCTGTTTATGGATCTGATACAATCTGGAAACAAACCTCATATAATTCCAAAATAAGAAAAAATTTTGCAGGGATTGGATATTATTATGATGAAAATTTAGATGCTTTTATTCCACCTAAACCATACAATTCTTGGATTTTAAATAACGAAACTTGTAGATGGGAAGCACCAGTACCTAAACCCGATCTAACAGAAGAAGAGAAAGAAGCGGGAATTTATTATGATTGGAACGAAGAAAACGTAAATTGGGAATCAAAAAGTTTTAATTGACCTCCATTAAATACTGATATATAATGAATCTGAATACATTATTCACATATGGCATTTCAATCAATTTGGTATTTTTCAGATATTCCTGAAAAAGTTATAGAGACAATTGAAGAAGATTTAACAGATAAGTTTCAAGAGCAGATGGGAGACTCCAGATTGATGGGAGATGCTCTCAATCGTGATAAAAGAAATTCAAAAAATGCCTGGGTTCCAACACATCACTGGACTGCAGGATTTGTTTGGCATTATATTGAAAGAGCAAATCGTGAGAATTTTTTATACGACATAAGAAATATTGATGGTGAAAATATGCAATTCACTCAATATGGAGAAGGTGAATTTTATGGATGGCATAATGATGCTGGAATTTCTTGTCACTATAAACCAGTAAGTGTTGGTAATCATCACGAAGGGAGAGCACAAGATTACTTGAATGAAAATCTTGAACTTGTAAGAAAACTTTCCTTTGTGGTTCAACTTTCTGATCCTGATGATTATGAGGGTGGAAATCTTCAACTTCTTGGTGAAGATGGAAAATCTTATTTTGCTCCAAGAAAAAAAGGAACTGTAATTGTTTTTGACTCACGAACTCAACATCGTGTTCTTAAAGTTACTAAAGGACTTCGTAAGAGTTTGGTTGGTTGGGTGGTTGGTCCGAGGTGGAAGTAATATGGCAGAACAAATGACTGAAGGGCAACTCCTCTTCCAAGAAAGATTTAACACTGGAACATCAAAAACGAATAATTCACAATTTGAAAAAGATGGATATTTGATAATTAAAAATCTTTGGGATCCTCAAGAACTTTATCGTCCAGTTCCTAAAGAAAGGGGGCAGATTAACTATTGGGGTAAGAAATTAGATCAATTTACATATGAAGAACTTGAGATGCAAGTAGAAGGATCTCTTGCTTGTTATTGGCATCCACAATATCGTTCAATTCATTCAGGTATTCGTCTTAAATTAGAGAAAGCATTGGGAAATAAACTTTATAATACTTATTATTATGATCGTTTTTATTTCCCAGGGCAAGAACTAACAAAACACGCAGATCGTGATGCTTGTGAGATCTCTGTGACGGTTCATATCAGTTCCAATCTTCAAAAACCTTGGCCAATTTGGATTAAAACTCCAGATACTTATACTGATGAAAAGAAAACAGCAGTATCAATTGTAGGCGAAAATCGTTCTGTAATTTTAAATACTGGTGATGGTATGGTCTATAAAGGATGTGAAAGACCTCATTGGAGAGATCCAATGCCAACCGAATATACAAGAACTTGGTATGGCAAAAGAGTAGAAAAAGACGGACTTTATTATCATCAAATCTTTTTCCATTATGTATTAGCAAATGGTCAAAGAGCACATTGTGCTAATGATATGGCAAAATAACTTTTATTGGTTTTGATATATTTTGTCATAATATATACATTGATGAACATAAAATTTTTTTAATATATGCTAGATAATTTTGTAAAACTTGCATTGAAAAATGGCGGGACGATCAAACCACTAATTATTCCCACCGAATATACAAATGGAACTGGACTTTGTAATCCATCAGTATTTGTAGATAATGGAAAGATATTAGTTAATATTCGTCATATTCAATATACTCTGTATCACTCAGAGTTACAAAAATACGAGCATCAATACGGTCCGTTAGTTTATCTCAATCCAGAAAATGACATTTCACTCACAACAACAAACTTTATTTGTGAGTTGAATGAAAACCTGGAGATTTCTCATTGGTTGAAAGTAGATACTTCTGCTTTTGATAAGAAACCTTTATGGCAGTTTGTAGGACTTGAGGACGCAAGAATCGTCAAATGGAACGATAAGTATTATCTTACAGGTGTTCGGAGAGACCTGGATACGATTGGCACAGGAAGAATGGAACTTTCCGAACTTGAGTTTTCGGAAACATCAGTCAAGGAAGTTTCAAGATTTCGTATTCCTGGACCACCACCAGATGATGAGTATTGCAACAAGAACTGGATGCCTATTTTAGACCAACCATTTCACTATGTAAAATGGACAAATGGTACTCAAATTGTCAAAACTATTCCAGAAGAAAATCGCACAGAGACAGTTGTTCAAAGGGATTGGGTTCAAGCACCAAAGGACTTGAGAGGTGGTTCTCAAGTCATTCCATATAAAAATGGATACTTAGCACTCAATCACGAAACAGATTTATTCAAGTCTGAAGCGGGAAGAAAGAACGCAACATATCGCCATAAGTTTACCTATTGGGATAAGAATTGGAATATTCAGAAGTTTTCGCAAGTCTTCTCATTCTTGGAAAATCAAATTGAGTTCGTCTGTGGAATGGCAAAGTATGAAAATGATTATTTGATTACATTTGGCATTCAAGATAATGCTGCATATATTTTAAGAGTTCCTGGTTTTTTGATGGAGGAAATAATATGAAACTAAAAGGATTTCCAGAAGTTCGTTATGTAACTCTAGAAGATGATACTGTAAGACAAGAATTACTTACAAAACAGTTCCAACAATATAATATCACTCCAATTCCAATCAAATCCAAAAGATTTGCAGAGGAAAATGATATTATCACAGGAAAGTATGTAGAATCATTATCAGATCCCACAAAAGGATGCACTGTCTCACATCTCAAAGCATTTAAAGACTGGTATTACAACACTACAGAAGAATATGGTTTCTTCTGTGAAGATGATTTATCATTAGAAACTGTAGAACACTGGAATTTTACTTGGGAGGAGTTTGTTCACAATCTCCCAAAGGACTGGGATGCAGTTCAACTTCTTGCAATTCGCGGTGATTTTAAGAAGGTTTGTTTAAGAGAAAGATATTGGGATGATTGGGCTATTACTGCATATATTCTCAAAAGAGAGTATGTAAAACAAATCATAGACCATTGTTGCATAGGAGAAACTTATCATTTAGAAGTTAAGAACTCTGAAATTATGCCGATTGGTGAGAGTTTATTCTTCACAAATTTTGGAAAAGTTTATACTTGTCCTTTGTTTGTAGAGAATACAAGAATAAATTCTACAAATCTTAACGATACTGAATTAGAAAACGGACAAAAACCAAATCATCATTTTGCATCAGAATATATCTCAAACTGGTGGAAAGAAAATCAAGCAGACATCCAAACACTTATGAACATCCCCAATGATCCCGTAGTTGCATATGCACTCGATACCGAAAATGCTCAACGAAACTATGAATTAGCACAATGGTATCACAAACAACAGCAAACAGCATCTGCAATTACTTATTATCTTCGTGCAGCAGATCGTACTGACGACTTATTACTTGCATATGAATGTTTGCTTCATATGGCTTCTTGCTTTAATACACAAAAGAATCGTAACTATACTGTAAAAGGTTTATATCAACACGCAATTAATCTTTTACCAAAAAGACCCGAAGCATATTTTCTTTATGCAAGATTTGATGAATGGAATAAGATGTATGTTGATGGTTATACCACAGCAAATCTTGGATTAACCTTCTGTGATTTTGATATCGAACCACTCTCGACGGTGGATTATCCTGGAAAATATGGATTGATCTTTGAGAAAGCAGTATGTTCTTATTGGTGGGGTAAATCAAAAGAATGTAGAGAACTCTTTTTAGACCTGAAGAATAATTATGAGTTAGATGAAACTCATTATATTTCTGTTGGTGATAACCTAATGCGTCTTGGATGTTGGGTAGAAGAAAGTATTAAATACGAAAAGAGTAGATATAACCGATTTAAGTTTAAGTTTCCTGGACTGGAGAATATTGAAAAAAGTAATGGACAGTCACTTCAAGATATGTTTATTCTTTCGATTCTCAATGGAAAGAAAAATGGAACTTACTTGGAGATTGGAGCACAAGAACCAATCTTCCAAAATAATACTGCAATCTTAGAACAAAACTATAATTGGAAAGGAGTATCTGTTGAAATTCGTAAAGATCTTTGTAAGATGTTTGCACAACAAAGAAAAAACACAATCTTATGTAAAGATGCCACAACGATTGATTATGAAAAATTACTAAATGAACATTATGATACTACAGAGATTGATTATTTGCAATTAGATTGTGAGCCATCTAAAACTACATTTGAAATCTTGTTGGATATTCCTTTTCATAAGTATAAGTTTGCTGTGATTACTTATGAACACGATCATTATGTGGATATGACTGGAACTTATCGGACTAAATCCAGAAACTATTTAAAGATGATGGGTTATGAGTTAGTTGTCGCAAATGTTTCTCAAAATGAAAATTCACCTTTTGAAGATTGGTGGGTGCATCCAGATTTGGTAGATAAAGAAACGATAGAAAAATTTAAAAATATTGCAGATGTTACTGATATAAGAACTTATTTTTACTCATAGGACACTTTAAAAACTGTCCACTGACCTCCCAAAACCGACTTGGGAGGTTTTATAGTAGGTGAAGACACACAAAGACCCTATGCGGTTTTCCAACCTAGACCGATTGATTTTTATTGGTAGTTTTATGGTGCTGATGAACTGGGGAGTTCGTCTCACTAATGTTACTTTGAATGCACTGTTCTGATGCTTACATTATACACCAGTGGATACAATTATAGCAAGCGTCGTTGTAGTCGCATCGTAGATTGGTTTATTACCAAACACTTTCCTAGGCATAAACTAGAGATTTCTGTAAACCATCGTGGTTTAAGTCGTGAGAGTGTTTATGGTTGGGTATGGGTTTCTGATTGTGACTATAGACCTCGTGCATTTGAAATTGAAATGCACAATCAGATGACACCAGAGCACTACACCAAGACGCTTCTACACGAACTCTGGCACGTCTATCAACACGTTAAGGGTGCTCTTAAGGATAAGCACGGTAAACGTCTCTGGAGGGGCATAGACTACACGGAGACGGACTATTCAGAGCAACCCTGGGAAATACAAGCACATCAAATGGAAGAAGTACTCTATGAAGAATATCTAGAGTACTTGACAAACTCTCAAAACTCACTATAATACCTTTGTTGAGGTTAAACAAACTATGATCTCTATGAAAGCTCAGAAACCTGAATTTATCTGTGTATCTCCAAAGACTTCTGTAGCAAAAGAAGTTTTTGAGACTTATATGCACAAACTTCATTCGTGTAAAGTTAAAGAACGTAAGAATGGTCTTGTAAGGTTGGAAAGTATCTCTGGAATGTTCTTCTTCTGGATGAATGAAAGTGATGATCTGAATTGGAACATTATCAAATGAACAAACTGATTGCTCTTCTACTTCTATTTCCTACCTCTGCATCAGCACAAGAAGTCTATTCAATTAATGTAAATCGTCTATGTGCAGAAGTTGTAGGTATTCCTTATGCTTCTGATAATTTTTCTGATGAAGATTGGCAACAATTTAAATCTTGTGTGAATTTTGTAAAAGATTTCCGAGTTAAATAGTAATAGAATAGGAGAACGCTATGGTTGTTTTACTTTCAACAGCCATCATTTCTTGCCAACAAGCACTTGGTATTATTCACCGACTTACAAAAGTCGTTGGATTAACTGAAACTCAAAAGAGTGAGATAGTTGCAGAGGTTCGTAAAACTATTCCTTTCTGTCCAGTAGTCATTAAGAAAGATGCAAAGTGAAACTTATGAAGACAAATGGAACAGAGGACTTACTCTGTTTGAGGAAAGTGTTCTAAAACCTGATGTTGAATTGAGACAGTGTGCTCATAATCAACAGTGCTATAATGAACTTATGGAGGTTCGTCAGCAAGTTTTAGAACACTTAAAGACATTAAGAAAATGAATCCTTATTATATTTGGTTTGTCATCTTCTTTTGTATTGGATACTTAATCGTAACAGATAGTTCCATAGCGAGGTTATTCATCTTGCTTACCAAACTTGCAGAAGTAGAATACCGCAAATTTAAATGGTGGATGGTTCATAACCCGATGAATCCGATTGTGAAGTATTTGATGTGGAGAAGATCTTTACAATTGGCAAAAGAACTTCAAGAAGAACTTGCCAAAAAGCAAGAAAACATCTAATATAGTATGTGTAGTTGAGGATTTTACTATGTCCCGTACTTACAGAAAGACTGAAGGAATGCACAGTGGTGCATTAAGGTTTCCACATACCTTCAGTGAGATTAAAAAGTTGGATGGACTACTGCACGAAGAAGACTTGGAGGGTCTTCCATTTTCAGGACTAAATCACATTAAGGCAAGGGAACACAATTTGCCTACAAGTTGGGACGATAAAGTTGTAAGTGCATATTATCAGGAAGATTACAAAGCATCGTAATCCAATTTAAAAACTGTCCACTGACCCTTGACTTTTGCAGTTGAGGGTCTTATAGTATCTGTATTGAAACACTTTCATAATGACTTACAACGCAGAAGTTCAATTCAAGTTTGATGGAACATTCACCCCTTCTTATAATTCATCGTTTCCTGATGATGACTTTATTCCAGAAGAGCATTACCTGATTACTGCACCTGCTGGTGATTTGAACTGCAAACAGTATTTCAAACTGTTTGAGAAGTTTATGCTGTGTGTGGGTATGACACCCGCAAGTATTCGTAGTGGTGCTATGTCTTTGGTTTTTAATGATATGGTGCTTGAAGAAGAGCAGCGTAAGATTTGTAAGGAATACGAACTGACGATGGATGAAGACCTTGAAGAAAAGTTCAAGGAATGGAAAGTGCGTGATGAAGAGATTGCACGACTGCGGAAAGGTCCAATGGGAACTGTACTGACTGAAGAAGAACTCACTAATCTTGAGGAAGGGAATTGAAACTTATTCAATTTGGTGTAAGAGAAGACTATGGAAAGGAATATTGTCTTGCACTTCTTAAGATGAAACATTATTCACTTCTTCAGGTAGAAGTTGATATTGGTGAATATGGTGATTGGTTTGAATTGCCTTATCTACAAATCAATATGGGATATGGTAGATTGTTTTCATTTCTATTCTCTATTGGTAGGTTTGGTTTTACTTTTGATATTATTGGTAGAAACTGGAGAGATGAAGAATGACTGAACCACTTAACGCAAAAGTATCTGAACAAGATTTTAATAAGATCGTGAATCTTATGAATAACCAAGAACCTTATCCCGATGCTATGTTTGAGGAAGCAGAACGTCGTGAAGCAGCAAACAGAGAACTTGCAAAAGAAGAATGGAAACGCAAAGAACGTAGTGATACTGTATTAGCACGATATAATGCTTTCTACAATGAAGAGTGTTCTGGTATGCCTCACGGTACACCAATCACACCAGAACATATGCAGGCAATCACACTTGAATGTATGGTTGAATCTCTCATTTGTGAAAATCTAAATGTGGAGTATAATGTGATTGCGATTAATGACATCAACGATTTGATTGCACGATTGTATCAACAGAGTGATGAGTATCTTGAACGAGTGAAAAAGAATAATGAAACTCTGTAAAGATTGCAAGTATTATCGTAAGGATTGGTTCTCTCATCTATTTGGAATGGGACACCGACACGATACTTGTGTATCACCAAATACTTCTCATAACCTTGTGACTGGTAATGAGAGCAGGTTCTGTGATATGCTCCGTGCTAAATGTTGGGAATCACTTGATTACTCTTGTGGACCTGATGGTAAGTTCTGGGAGGCAAAATGAGTAGATTTACTGAAAATCCAGACGAAATCGTGCTGGAAGAGGTGAAGTTATTTCATCTGGAAAGTATGAATGAACGAGCACTGTGGATTGGTGTTTATGGACAAGATGGTAAAATTTATCATTTGAATATTTCTGCTGATGGTGATAAACTGAGATACTACTGGAGTGATGAAACGCCGTGAGGTTTGAAGAACCAACAAGATGGGAACTATTCTTAGATGGATGGAATACAATTCTTTCCGCCATTGATTTTAGATTAGATTATACCGATAACATTGATAGGTGTGCATTCTTCGAAGAGATCAGCTTAGGATGGTATCAAATGTACATCTATCCTTATGATGATTGGTATGTGCCTATTATCAGCAAAGAGCGTAGGTTACGATTAGCACAAGAGCCAGAGAAAATCTATCTATCAGCAGAAGCATTTGATCATTTAGTAGAAAGACTCAACAATCCACCACCACCAACACCAGAGTTTATCGCATTGATGAATCGTAAAGCACCTTGGGATGAATAAACTACTGAAATGATTGACCACTACGAAATCCGATACACTTACAAACGAGCAGACATAAACGAAAAGTATCGCACACAAAAACACGATACGATGAGAATGGCACTTGCTGCTGCTCATTTTCTTGATGCCAAAGGAGATTATGAAATCCTTCACATCATTCCTGTTGAAAAAAACACTTGAAGAACTGGCACAGGGCATCTCCACAGGTGCCCTTTTTGCCTTATAATGACTTCATAAGCAACCAAACCGATGGACTACGAAACTGAAATCATAGATGGGCACAAAGCAGTTGTCCGTCATTTCTTCAAACCACACGAAATCCAAGTTGGTTCTCGTTGGGCACGGGCAGATGGTTCCAAAGGTTATGTGACCGTTGAGGGTTTCAATTCTTTTGGAGAAACAGACCCTTGGTATGAAGTTGTGTATTCTTGGGAAGAAAATGGTGTGAAGAAAATCTGGCAAAAAGAAAATTTTATTTTTCAGTGTCGTTATTGTTTGATTGTAGAATGAACTACCTCTGCCTTGTTGATGGTGTAGTAGAATACGGCAGCACAGACCTCAACGACTTCAACCATTATCGTATGGTGTATTACGAAGACCACAAAGATGCTGAAAATGTAGAGTATCTTGTGCTGACTGATGAGGCATACAACGAAATGTTCCCTTGTGAGGATGAAGAATGAAAAGTTTTTTTGAGGAATATGTTGCCATTCCACTTGGCATTCTGTTGTTGATTTTTATTGCTCCAACTGCGGTGCTTGGTGGATTGAAACTTGCCGCAACCTTAGTTGATATGACTCCTGCTTGTGAGGTGAAGAATGACTAAAATCCAACTCAAAGCAATCACAGTTACTTACACCCGAACTCTCATAGTTGCTCCCACAACTGAAATGTTTGAGGACTGGGAGGATTATCCAGACCAAGAAGGATTTGAGAGTTTAGTGCTTGGACAATTGTTTGATAAAATCCATTATGAGATGGGAGGGCCCGCAAACCCTATGCCTTACACTAATGTAGAACAGTTTGAAACCGTTGAGATTGATTGGGAGGGTGATGAAGAGGAGGATGAAGAATGACTGACTACCACTTCAAATATTCTGGTGAAGTTATAATTGCTGCTGATACTTATGAGGAAGCAGAAAAACTACTAAAAAATATGATGTGGGATGTTCGTGGTGTTTATAATTACCATATGGTTCACTCCACTGTAAGTGTGCTTGCTAATGATGAGGATGAAGAATGAAAGTTTATGATTACCGAATTGTAGAAGACCTCAATTTGAAAACTTTGAAACCTCATTTTCTAATTCAATATTATCATCTTACTGAAAAAAAGTATCATCTCTACTCAAATGATACATTTCAAACACTTCAAGAAGCACAAGAAGCAATACGACTAATTAGGAAATACAAAGAACCTTTCTATCATTATGTGGAGTGAGAAATGACTAAACAAGAACTCAAAGAACTTCTCACACCAGAGTTTCTTTCTACACTTCATAGTGCTGTGGAGTGTTGTAATTGGAAGGTTGATATGATAGAAACGATGGAGTTTTGTAATTGGTGCTACAGGTTAGCAGGACAACCAGAACCATATTATGATGTGGATTTTGAGATGGAGGACTAGGAATGAATAACCACCCATCATACTGCTGTCCTAAATGTGGAGAACTTTTCTACTTATTTGGATAATGATAGTAGAAAAATTATTGCTTCTGTTATTCGTGCTATTGTAAGTGATTATGAGACTTGGGAAGATGGAACTTATATGGTAAAATCAAAGGATATTCTTGAGATTGCTGATGAATTGGAGGCACTCTAATGATTTTAAATGAAGAAGTCATCAAACTTGTAAAAGAACACTTTGAGGAAGATTGGGATGAGAATGATGGTTGGGAGTATTCTGGAAACTTTGATGCCTTTGTGAAGTTTGCCCAAGAAATCTTTCAAATGGGTTATAATGAAGGTAGTTATGATATGTCCTACTATGAGGCACTATGAAAAACTTTAATGAGATTGATTGGGCAGTTTTGTCTGTATTCTTTATTATAATCGTTGCTGCTACTGCCATCACTTATAGTGAGCAACAACAACGAGCACTCTTTCAACAAACATACAATAAGAACTTGGAGTGTCGTCAAGCACTCAAAGACCAAACAGTAGTAAGAGTGAATGAGATTTGTGGAACTGTTCCTGTGATTGGAGATTTTGTGAAGTAGCACAAAGACACTTGAAGAACTGGCACAGTAGGCATCCAGAGTGGTCTGTGATGCCCTATAATACTTTCATACACACAGAAACCTAATGGACTTCACAGATTACGGCATTTCTCTTGAACCAGAAGAACTTCGTGATATTCTCACGGGTAAGATTGGATTTCGTAAGTGTCCTGATTGTCAGGGTGAGGGTGAGAGTTGGACACTTCATTATGTTCTTGCTGATGACCCTGACCAAGATAATGAGCAGTTCAAAGAGGTGAGTGCTCAATTTGCTGCTGATTTTGATGAGGACAATTTACCACCACAATATTCTTTTGGTGAATGTTATTTGTATAAATGTGATACCTGTAAAGGTGTCGGTTATGTTCCTATTGAAGGTTATTGAAAATGACTGAGGACGAAATCTACCAAATCTTTCTGGATATGATGGAAGAACGGAAAGTAGCAAAACTACTTCCTTGGGAACCTTCTCGTATGGATTTTGCTGTGAAAGTTGCTGAAATTGCTTATGAACGGGGTTATAATGATGGTTGGGATAGAGAAAAATATTCTGGACTTGTAGGAGACCCACAATGATTACTGACGAACAAATCCTAAAGATTGCTTCTGAGCATCTTTATATTCTTACTTCTGTGAATGAATGGTGTGGGGAGGAGGGAGACCTCTTAAACTTTGCCCGAGCAATCTACGAAATGGGTGAAAATGGTTGGGAAAGTCGTGAAGAAGCAGAATACTTCAACTCATCTTATCCGACTGGACTTGTAGGAGACCCACAATGATTAAAATCAGTAAAACTTACCATCTTGCACTCACAGAGCAACAAGCACAAGAACTCTACGAACTTCTACGAACTGAAAAGGATAGTGGATGGCTAACACCTGATAAAGAACTGGTGGTTGTTTATGACGAACTCAAAAACCTCTTTGATACTGGGATACGAAGCACAGAAAATTCCAAAGATTATAAACACCTCTATGCTCCTGGAACAAAATGAACTCAACACTCAATAAGAACCTAACACTCATTCAAGATGTTGCCAACAAAGCACTTGAAGAATATATAAACTCCACAGAACCAAAAGAACGATTTAGTGGTGTAAATTATGCTGACTTGGAAGTGGTTGATGTATGGGTGAAGTATAGTATTCGCGATGAGGATTTGTATTATGGTGTGCTGATTGAAGAAGCATCACCAACTGCTTATGAATTGCGGGAATATGTGGTAGGATACCTGAAAGAAAACCTCCCTGATTATTTGAGTGATTTTGTATATGTGGAGACTGAGTGGTAAATGACTGAACGAGTAAAATTCATATACATCACTCGCACGATTGACCCCAAGACACGCATTCATTATCTTGATGCGATTGATGAGAATGGACAACATTGGGTTGCTCAAATGACTCATCAAGAAGAGCCTTGGATTATATACAAAGAAGTTTGGAAAAAAGACCCACAACAACCTTTGGACTTATGACTGACTTTCAACCAACTCCACAAACACCAGAGCAAGTGGATACTGGTCTCCGTGATGCCTTTAGACAAGCAATCAAAGATGGTGTGATTGATGCTACTCCTTATCTTAAACAAATGACTTTCAAATCTGATATTGAAAAAACAGAAGCAGAAATCAAAGTGCTTCAAAAAAAGTTGGAACTCCTCAAAGAGATTGAGAAGCACAAATCACCAGTAGAAGAAGCATACAAAGATTGGTGGGGGCAATATCCTGAATTAGAAACTGATTCCGAGTATGATGATATGAGGTGGAGGGGTTTCCAAGCAGGTTTTCAGGCAGCATATGAAGAGAAGGTAAGAGAAGATGATTATTATAATGAAGTAGAGTGGGATGAGAAAGACAATCCAAAACCTATGGATGATGTCGTGAATAGGTTGATTGAGAAACATAAATCTCAAAAACTTTGGAATATTTTGTCAAACAAATATGATTATATTTCAGCAACTTGTGATGATATTGTATCCGCAGTAGAAGAATGGTTGCCGAAAGAACAAAATGCTTCTGGTTCACAAAATGTAGACACCGAATTACTTGTGGATGGACACAATCACTGTTTGCAGAAAATCAAGGAGATGCTACGGTGAACAATGATATGCCTTGGGTTAATCTCACACAAGAAGAAGTGGATGACCTTCGTAAGAAAAAGTATGAACTCACTGAATACGGTAAAGAGAAACTTCGTCAACTTATGAAAGACAATGGAAGCGAAACAGAACACTAATTACTTACCACATACATTAGTATTGCTGATGTTTCTGGCACTTGACTTTATGGTGATAGTTGGACTATTCTGGCACGGTAAGGCAAACTTCTTGGAGGTATTCAAGCATCTGAAATGACTGAAGAACAAAAGGCACTACTTGAAATAGTTGCAGAAGAACTTGGTGGAAAACTTTACACTGTAATTGTGACTGACAAGTACAATGAACACAAGAAAATTGTGATTGAATATGCTCAACAAAAACGATAAAATACTTGAGGTTCGTTTATATTCTCCCCACAAGTGTGATTATGTTTGTGAAAGGGAAGATGGAACCTATTATGTCTTTATGAGACGTGGTGAGGATTCTTATTGGGAACTGAACGGCACTAAAAATCAATGGACTTTGGGTGAGAAAATCAAATGACAAATCTGGAGTATTATGTCACTCACGTTTTTCCAACAGGATTTCAATCTATTCGTGGAGCATTTCGTATCTGGTGCGATTTGATGACAGGAAACTATAAGGATTATGCCCTGATGTGGTATGATGACCCTGAAGAAGAATGTATAGATTGGTTCTGGTCATATCTGGGCGATGATGATGTTCTTCCTAAAGAGTTTCTTGAATATCTAAAACAAATGGCAGATGATGTTGAAACTGGCAAAGTAAAAACAGTTCCATTTACTCAAGATATGTTTGATCGTATTAACGACCTTGTTGGAGATTTGATTGATGATTGAAACTTTGATTGCTGGATTGGTTTGTGGCACTGCAACATTTTACGGAGTAGGAGACGGATTTCATGGACAAACAACTGCTAACGGTGAGCGGTTTGATGCTTATCGTTGGACTGCAGCTCATCCTTATCTACCTATGGGTAGCAAAATTAGGGTAACAAACCAAAACAATGGAAAGCAAGTTATTGTAAGAGTAAATGATCGTGGTCCTTATTCTCACGCGGATATTGATTTGTCTTATGCTGCCTTTGCTCATATTGCTTCTACGAGTAAGGGCAACGCTACTGTGTGTTGGAGAGTAGTCGGGTGATTTCCACTGAACTATTTCCTTACGAAAATCATCCTTACCGACTTGAGTTTGGTGAAGGAAAGAATGCTACAATTTGTTGGTTTGAATGTGAAGAGCACTTGCAAAAACACATTACCAGATATAAACTTAAACCAAAAGAAATTAAAGTTCAATACAGAGATGAAAAACCCCCTAAACCAAGTAAAGCAAACAAGACAAAGGTACGACAAACAACTAAACCAAGCAATAACAGAAGTTCTGGTGCAGTTCAAAAACGAAAACCCAGCGTGGGTTCCTCTAGAAACACTCCTCGCAATAAAAAGTCAAAATGACTGATAAAGTTAATCTTATTCTTGCCTTGACGCAAGTTGAAAATATTGCTAAACTTATGGAAGGCAATATGTATGAGGGGTTTATGTCTTCTCATCTTCTACCCCTAAAATATGAGTTTGAACGCCAACTGAGTTTATTGAATGGAAAAGAAACTGATTGATGACTGTTTTTATGTTGAAGAAAAACGCTGGGGAACTTGGCAATCTCACTACGAAGATGGTACTGGTATTATCACCTCACTGACTGAAGAAGAATGTGTCAGGAGTACAAGATATTACTTGAAATGGAAACAAGAAGGTGCTATAAATGATAGTGGAGTGACTTATTCTTCTACTGTGGATGGAAAACTTTAGGAAAGGCGAGAGGGTAATTTATCTTGGATGCTCACCAGAACAAAATAACTGGGGCAGCAATGATGATCCATCTAAACTTCTTATAGAAGGAGCAATCTATTACATCGAAAAGGTAGAAGTCCATACCTGGCATACTAAACTCTTCTTGAGAGGAGTTTATGGCAAATTCAATTCCGTTTGTTTTAAGAAACTATGACTATCCGTACATATGAAACCAAATCTGGCACAATTTTTGAGTGGAATGAAACACCTGAAGTTTTGGAAGCAATTAAACAACTACACGAGCAACAACCAGTTCCCAACACTGGACCCAACAACTCCGTGGTTTGAGTTTAATTCCTACCAAGAATGTTGTTGGTCTTTGAATAGACCAGTTCGTCTTGGTGGGTTTATGAGATATAGAGCGTATCTGAAAGAAGTGGGGTTAATCTAATGTTTAGATGGATTAATGACTTCTTAAGACCTTACCAATTAAGTGATACTGAATACTCTATTCTTGATAAAATTGTTGAACTTGAATTAAGAATTGAAGAACTTGAGGAAGAAAATATCAATCTCAATAATTCTTTATACGAGATTGCTAACAGTTTAGAAGCAAGAATTGACATTCTATCTTGCGAACCTTATAAATTACCTTTTAACACCGAAAAACTACAATGACTTATCAAATTACTCTTCGTTCTCCTGATGGCACAGAAAATGTTGTTGATTGTGCTGAAGACCAGTATATCCTAGAAGCGGCAGAGGAAGCAGGTGTAGATCTTCCTTCTTCTTGTCGTGCTGGTGCTTGCTCTGCCTGCGTTGGTAAAGTTGTGGAAGGTGAAGTGGATAATTCTGAACAATCCTTTCTTGATGATGACCAAATGAATGAAGGTTTCTCTATGCTTTGTGTTGCATATCCTTTGAGTGATTGTGTAATTGAAACAGAGCAAGAGGAGAATCTCTGATGTATGAGAACCTAGACACATTTGAGAAAGCACTCTCACATTTTGGAACGAGAGTGGATATTATTTGTGCTATGGAACTTGGTGGAAGAATTGATGCAGAAACTGCTTACAAAAATATTAAACTTGAACTCAAACAACTCAAACAAGCAAGAAAATCCTATAAAAAAGGAGAGGAGTTGCAGTAATTGTGGTGAAGAAAAACCACTTGACAGTAACCACTTTCAGGTGGTAAAATACTTTCGTACTGGTTTTTCTTACTACTGTCTTGAGTGTTCTAAACCAAAACCTAGAGATTGATTATGGACTTTGATTATAAAAAGTATTCTCTTGAAAAACTGAACGAATGGATGCACGATGCGATTTCCTGTAGTGAAGCAACACCACAGGAAATCTATGATGTAATTAAAGGTGTGGTAAATGAGAACTATCACATCTATAAAAATCATACAGAACGATGCTATGAACTTCTTGCACTTCTGAATGGTAATGGTGTTGGACATATTCAAGCATATGATGATTATTTAAAATCAAAAAATAAACTTCAATGCGATAAAGATGATAAATCACCAGAATGTCAAAAAGCGTGGAATGATTTCTGGGAAGAAAATTATTATCCAGAAGAAGTAAAAGATGATGGTATGCGCCCTTGGGGACATAGTGACCTAGAATATCTTATTGCAAAAAAAGATAAAGTTGTAAAGTGGTCTCTTCCGGTTCAAGTTGATGGATTAAGTGGAGATTGTTATGTTGAGTTTCCTGATGATTTGTTAGAAGCAGCAAATCTTAAAGAAGGGGATTTGATAGAGTGGATTGATTGTGGTAATGGTAGTTTTGAATTGAGGAAAGTAAATGGCATTAAGTGAACAAACTCTTGAGCATCTTTTAGAAGCAGAATCACATCTTCGTGCTGCTATTAAGTCTTCTGCAACAAATGAAAAACCACTGGTAGTTAAACAACTATCACAACTGCTTCTTGATATGGAACAGTGTAAGAAGATTGAGGAATTTATGGATATGATTGATAATAGGAAACCTGGAAGTAGTGGTTCTTTTGGTTCTTTCTTTAATGATTAAGAACTGTAAAGCAATCCCAAAGACATTCTTAAGAACTAATCAGTTTGCTAGATAAGATGTTAGGATAGCAACATAATATCTGAGAATTATGACTCTTGCAAAAACTGGAAATTCAACTCTTACTACAGAAGAATGGAATGAGTTGATAGCACTTAAGGATGCTATTAAATATAATCCATACACAGTCAGTCCTGCAAAGATGGAGAAATTCACAGAACTTATGGTAAGAAGTCTTGAGGGTAAAGGTGACCCTCTGCACTGATAATAATAAACATAATGAATCGTCCTCTATTGAAATGGGCTGGAAACAAATATAGAGTTCTGCCCCATCTTATTCCACATATTGGTTATCCAAAAAGATATTGTGAACCATTTAGTGGTAGTCTCTCTGTTGCACTAAACACAACAGCAGAGCAATACATTCTAAATGATATTAATAAAGATTTGGTTGCAATCTATCAAAACTTGGTAGATCCAAATGACGATAGTTTCATCAAATATTGTGAAGAACTATTTGTTCCCGAAAACAATACAAAAGAAGCATATTTAGAGTTTAGAGAATACTTCAATAAATGCACAAATAGTGTAGAAAGAGCAAGACTGTTTATCTACTTAAATCGTCATTGCTTTAATGGATTATCACGATATAACAGTAAAGGAATGTTTAATGTTCCTTTTGGTAAGTATGATAAACCATCGTGCCCATCAGAGGAAATGTGGAACTTCCGTATGTTCTTCCTATCAAAGCAACTTGTGAGATTTACCTCACTTTCCTTTGAAGATTCATCTCTTTATGATGAACTTGAAGCAGGTGATACTGTTTATATGGACCCACCGTATGTTCCTGCCTCTGATACTGCAAACTTCACAAGTTATGCGACGGAAGGATTTACTCATCAGCAGCAGGTTCAATTAGTGGAACTATCTGAATCCCTTGCGTCAAGAGGTATCAAAGTAATCGTATCAAATCACAATGTTCCAATCACACAGGAACTTTATAAGAATGCAACAATTTATCCAATTCAAGTGACTAGAACTATTGCTGCCAAGGGTGGAAGTAGAAAGAAAGCAAATGAACTTATTGCTGTTTACTAACTTGGATCCTCTAAAGTGTTCCAGTAATGTAAGCAACACTTCAAATGGCAACTCGCTCACGAATCGGTCTTGAACTTGCAGACGGTTCTGTTCTCTCCATCTATTGTCATTATGATGGTTATCCTGAGTTCAACGGTGTAAAACTTGTAGAGAACTTTAACTCTTACAGTGCTGCTGCCGAACTGATTGATGGTGGCGATATTAGTGCTCTTTGGACTAATGCTGGTTGGAACAATGAAACTCTTCCTAGCACAGGTCCTCTATATTACTCTCAGCGAGGTGAAAATCGTCCCCCTCGCCTTGATGCTGACCTGTGTGAGTATCTTCTGCCTGATAATAGCGAAGAGTTTGCATATGTCTTCCGTAGTGGTGAGTGGGTGTGCTATAATATGAATCGGTTTAACGATACCAAACTACCTGAAATCGTTGAAATTCCTTCTGTTGCTTTTGCTGTTTGACCTATGAAAACTTCTACTACTCTTGGTATTGCTTTTTTTGCAATCGTCATTGTTGTTGCTTCAGTTCTCTTTGAGGCGTGGTTGCTTGGTCTTATTCTGTCTTGGTTTGGTGTAACCTTGTCTTTCTGGCAGAACTTTGCTATCATCTTCCTTGCTAATCTTATTTTCAAAAATACTGGAGGTTCTTCTAAATGACCCGTTACAATGACCCTAACACCCCTGTTGCTATTGTTCTTGGTGGTGGATTTGTAGTTATTGTTGCTCTACTATTCTTTGGTGGGCCACTCTACAATGTATGGCAACAATCTCTTGCTGGTAAAGCAGAACTCCAGAAAGCAGAATACACACGACAGGTAGCAGTTCTGGAAGCACAAGCAAAGAAAGATAGTGCTCAACAACTTGCTGATGCTGAAATCATCCGTGCTCAAGGTGTTGCTAAGGCAAACCAAATCATTGGTGATAGTCTAAAGGATAATCGTGAGTATCTCCAATATCTGTATATCACTGGTCTGGAAGAAGGTGCTAACAAAGGTAATGTGACCATCTATGTTCCCACTGAAGGTGGGATGCCTGTTCCTACTCTGCAAATGAACAAATGAACCGCAAGTATGTTGCCACAGCATTGATTGCTTCTGCTGTTGTTCTTGGATGGAATGCGTTTCTTATTCAAAGGGATGCTGCATTGTATAAAGCATACTATCACCAACAAGCAAAACAACAACAAAAATGACACTATCGGTTGGTATTGTACTTTACTTGTCAATCACTTCACTTGTGGTAGGATTACTTACATACTATTTCAAAGTGATTAGACATAATGACGAAAGACGACTTGACACCTGAAGAGAAGAAAATTATCTTTCACGCTGTCAGGTATTGGCAAATGCACAAAGCAGCACTAAATGGCAAGGAATATCAAACCTGCGAGAATATTCTGAATCGCTGGTTTGATGATGTTTATACTCAACAAAAGGAACAACAACGATGATTGAATACAACAAAGACCGTAAAGACCTGCAAATTGATCGTAATGCTGATGACTTTTGTATGTGGGTAGAAGAGCAAGCAGCGAAGTATGAAGTGACTTGTGACTACATTCTTCAGGAGTTTATTCTAGATTGATATGGCAGTATTAACTGTGTTTTTTATCTGGTTCTTATTGGGACTAATTGTAGGACCTATTGTGGGAACAATTATCAAGACACAATCAACTCCACTTGACGAAGACGACAACAACAATTAAACTAAAGGAGTAATTTACAACAGACGATGAAGTATTTGTATTTGGTTGATTTCTGGGTTCCTTTTCCTTCTTCTGAGTATGGTGGAACTATCAGTGTCATTGCAGAAAATGATCAAGAATGTCACGACATTCTCCGTGATAGTAGTATTTCTTATGACAGCGATTATGATAATTTGATTATGTCAAACGTAGTCAAGTCTCTTCGATTTGCCTTGGTGGATGAAGAGGTTTCGCGAATTGTTGATAGTTTTACGACCTGATTATGACACACAACGTTGCACACTCAAACAAAATGCTTTTTGATTTGAAAGAACAGTATCAAGCACAAATCCAACGTCTTCAGTCTAAAATTGAAGAGCAAGAGCAAGAGATTGCTAAACT